TTTTCATTGTTCTACTCCTAAAAAGGTCATTGATTAGTTAAAGCCCCGTGCCGGAGTCGGACCGGCGGGCCGGGCGGGGCCGGGTGTTAAAGTTTACTCATTTTGTGAGAGCGAAAATAAACATAGGTGGTGACAAGGCCACGTCCACTAAACTTTATCTTATACTCTTGGTTATCGTAGCCAACAACTTTACCGATGAATCCTTTCCAACAGCCTTTGATGATTCTGATTTTTTCTTGATAGTTGAATTTTTTGATACTCATTATACATCCTTTCAAAATAGGTTGGTTGATTAGTTAAAAGTCTGTGTGGGAGTCGAACCCACCTTTCCCGGTCAGACTCAAGCGGTGTTTTCCTGAGCGACCCTACCGGTCCGCCTCAAGGTTCCGTTATTATTAACTTATCAAACATCCATAACATCTATTACTATTGTATAAGTTCTCTTATAAAAGTCAAGTATAAAATCTAAAGAATTTTTTGGTTCTTCAAAATTTCTTGAAAATCCTTGTTTTTAGCTTGGAAACGCCGTTTTTTGAGGGAGAAATCTTTCAAAAATATAGCCATTCTCAATATAAATTTTGTCCCTTATAGCAATTTCAAATTTTTTGTGTTGTGGATATGATGTTTTGTTTGTCTTATAGTAGTGAATTTGAAGGGAAAAAATGATGGCAAAAACAGTTTGGAAAAATGATAAAATCATAAAGACTTATGAGCTTGCCAAATCAGGATTAAATGAGAGAAAGATAGCGGCTGCATTAGGCATTTCATTTGCAACTTTTGTTGTGTGGGAGAAGAAAAAACCCGTGTTCAAAATGGCCCTTGAAATGGGCCGGAAAGCTTACAAAAAACCTGATGGCAGTGTCTTTAGTTTTAGGGATTATGTGTATGGCCGTATGTCAAATTCAGTGAGGGTATTATGGGACAAGATTAACAAATGTGACCGTGCTAAAAACGGTACGGAACGAATCGAAGCGATACTCTCAAAGCGGGGAGTGAGGGTACGGCAGCAACTATTTATTTATGCCTGGACAAGCAGTAATTTTTCTATCTCTAATGCCCTGCGAAAGGTCAATCTCAGCAGGCAGGCTTTCGAGGGCTGGAAGAAAGACCCTGATTTCTGTGAACTGATAAATGAGTTGGAATGGCATAAGGGTAATTTTTTTGAAGACCATTTATGTAAGCTCATTGCAGGCGGTGATTCCGGGGCCACCTTATTCGCTAATCGTACTTATAATCGAGGCCGTGGTTACAACGATAAGGTCGATGTCAATATGGAACTCAAGGGTGAAATAATGTCTAATGTAGTGAATGTGGATTCGTTGGAATTGCCTGTTGAAACTCGCAAAAAAATACTTACCGCGATGAGACAGAAAAAGCAGGATTTGAAAGCAAAAAAATCCAATGACAAATCATAGTGTAAATACTTTGTCTGATATTAGTTTTGACGAGACTGATTTAATCAGGAGCGTGACAAAAGAGTGTTTCTATGAATTTGTGCGGGAATTTTGGAGCGTGATTATCGAGGAAGCTCCGGTATGGAATTGGCATATTAAATATCTCTGTAACGAGCTACAGAAGGTTGCTGAGCGTGTTTTCCTTGATTTGCCGAAAGAATACGATTTGATAATCAATATATCTCCGGGCTCCACCAAGAGTACAATTTGTTCGATAATGTTTCCGGCCTGGGTATGGACAAGAATGTCTCCGGCCCAGATTATTGGTGGTAGTTATAACAAAGAATTGAGTATGGATTTGAGTCGAAAGAATCGAGATGTGATATTGTCGGATAAATACAGGGCTTCCTTCGGCAATATACAATTGAGAGCAGACCAATTTGGCAAAAGTTTCTTTATGAATACAAAAGGCGGATGGAGATACGCCACATCTACAGGTGGAACTATCACAGGCTTTCACGGACATTTTATTATAGTGGATGACCCAATCGACCCGAATCGCGCCGTGAGCGAAGTAGAATTGAAAGCGACAAACGACTGGATGACCGGAACTCTCTCACAAAGAAAAGTTGACCAGGCTAAAACACCTACAATTTTGATTATGCAGAGATTACATCAGGACGACCCCACTAATAATATGATTGAGAGGATAAAATACGCCCAGCAAATTGCAATTGATAACGGTGAAAAGGAAGCACCTTTGAGATTGAGGCATATTTGCCTACCGGCAGAAAAAACACCTAAAATCAGACCACGTAAATTACGCCGTTATTACAAAGATAATCTGATGGACCCGATACGTTTGGGATGGAGTGTAATTAATGAAAAGAAAACAGGTGGTGATTTTTTCTATGCAGGTCAATTTTTGCAAGACCCTGTGCCACTTGGCGGTGGAATGATTAAAGTTGAAAGAATTGTGATAGATACGCCTATTAATAAATGGTTGGGAGAAGTGAGATTTTGGGACAAGGCCGGTACTGCTGATGGGGGTGCTTATAGTGTGGGTTTGTTGATGAAGAAACATCGGGATGGGAGATATTGGATTTTGGATATAGTGAGAGGTCGATGGAGTAGCGAAATAAGAGAACAGATAATCAAACAAACTGCTATGGTGGATGGTTACAAAGTGATTATAGGGATTGAGCAGGAGCCAGGTTCGGGTGGTAAGGAATCGGCAGAAAACACAATCAAAAGTTTAGCTGGTTGGAGTGTGTTTATTGATAAGCCATCCGGTTCAACCGGCTCTAAGATATTGAGAGCAGACCCTTTCAGCGTCCAGGTGAATGCCGGTAATGTGAGTATGATTCAAGCGGAATGGAATAATGCTTTTTTGGAGGAGCTTAGGTTCTTTCCATTCTCTAAATATAAAGACCAGGTGGATGCTGCTTCGGGTGCTTTTAACAGGTTGTCCGAAAGAAAGAGGATAGTAGGTGGATTTTTCCCTGTCAGAAAGAAAGGAAAATAATATGGCTAATGAAACTACACAGGAAAGACAGAAAGCCAAATTTGAGAAAATTCAAGAGGGAAATAAATATGTTTCAAATGAAGAAAAGCGGGTCGCATTTCAGATGCAGCAGGCAGAATCTATAATGAGGTTAAATGCTTCAACATTTCGGCGAGAGGTATTGCAGAGATTATTGAATCCGGGTAAGGATATTAACTATGCCTGTGGGTATCCTGATTCGATTACGATAAATGATTACAAGGCAATGTATGATAGAGAGGGGTTGGGTACAAAGGTAGTTAGTTTGATGCCGGATGAAAGTTGGGCTAAATTGCCTAAGATTTACGAGACAGAAGACCCGTCGGAAACAGAGTTTGAAAAGATGTGGCAACAGTTAAACAAAGATATGAACATATACCATTTTTTACAGAGGGTGGATGTGCTTAGTGGTATAGGGAGTTTTGGTGTGATATTATTAGGATTGGATGATGGGAAGGAATTGATAGAGCCTGTAGAAGGAATTGATGTGAGTACGGGTGAAAAGGTAGGCGACGCCACTCATAAATTGTTGTATGTTAGAGTTTTTGATGAAAGTAATATAACGATTAGACGAGTTGTGAATGACATACATTCGCCTCGATATGGCTATCCTGAAACTTATAATATTGTGTTTGAGGATTTGGCTTCGACTGAAACAATTTCCCAAACGAAAACGGTGCATTGGACTCGACTGATTCACGTTGCCGACAATAGGGATACCTCTGAGATATATGGCACTCCGAGAATGCAGCACGTATATAATAGATTGTTGGATGTTCGTAAGGTGGTAAGTGGTAGTGGTGAGATGTTTTGGAAAGGGGCGTTTCCAGGATATTCGTTTGAAGTGACTCCCGGTAATGAAGGTGCAACTCTTGATGCAGACAGCTTGCGAGAAACGTTTCAAAATTATGCAAATGGGCTTGAAAGATATATAGCTATATCCGGTGTTACTGCTAAAAGTCTTTCCCCACAGGTAGCAGACCCCAAAGGTCATATAGAGGCCCAGATGAAATATATTGCTGTGAGTTTGGGTGCGCCATATCGTGTGTTTGTAGGGACAGAGGAATCCCGATTAGCGGCAGACCAGGACACTAAGCGTTGGAATATGCGAATTAAGAAAAGACAAGAGGGATATTTGACGCCTATGGTGATTCGTGTATTTGTTGACAGGCTGATTATGTTTGGTATATTACCGGAACCTGCAGAGTATTTTGTAGAATGGCCTGATTTGAATGTGCCGGGAGAAAAAGAAACTGCTGAGATTGCGAAGACACTAAGTGAAGCAATGGCTAAATATGTGGGTGGTGGTGTGGATACCTTGATTCCGCCTTTGGAGTATTTGACTATGATATTGGGGATGGAATTGGAAGAAGCTAAACAGATAGAGGAGGCTGCTATGAGATTGCAGAAAGAGCAGGATGAAGAACGTGAAGCGGAATTGAAAGCCAGGGAAAGTGACGTGGCTATAAAAAGTGATGCAATTAAGAAATCTGAATCTGCCCGGTTGGCTGCTGAAGTATTAGGGCAAGAATAATTTTTAATTAGAAAGGACAGTAAAATGGCTTATGGCGTAAAAAAGGGTGCAGGTAAAGGGACAGGGCGTTCAGGCGGTGGGGGCCGTAATAGGAATACTGGTGGATGTAGTAAAGGTGGGCCGGGCCGTGGTAAAGGAGGGGGTAGGGGTAAAGGGACTGGAAGAAAGGGATAATGCCTAACCAACTCAAACGTGACCCGACGAGGACCACCTTGCTTCGGCGTAAATTCTGTGCCGATATGAAACGCCGATTCAAAAGTGTATCCAAAGCTATCCAAACGTTGATAGTAACCGACGATGTCTTTGGATTGGAGGAGCGAAAGGAATTGGCCATTTTGCAGGAGAGGCAGGCTTGGCGTTTCAATACATCTGCCCAAAAGGCCCAGGCATATCAGAAATGGCTCCAGCAACAAATTGACGCCAAGATATTGACTACTGATGCTATAACAGGAAAACCTTGGACAGGCACTTATGTTGAATCAGCTTATCGCAAAGGTGGGTTGAGGGCTTACACTGATTTACGTGCTGCTGAGTTGGCTATGGAAGGTGATGAGTTTTTCTTGGGTGGTAAGGCTGAATTTCTACGGACTGCATTTGACGCCCCGGAATTGTTGAATAAAATCGAATTACTGAGCACCCGTACGTTTGAAGAATTGAAAGGTGTTACATCATCGATGAGTCAGCAAATGTCCCGGATATTAAGTGAGGGTTTGGTTAAGGGTTATAGTCCAAGAAAGATAGCACGAGAGTTGAGAAACAACGTTACTAAAATTACTAACACCAGGGCTTTAACCTTGGCCCGCACTGAAATCATACACGCCCACGCCGAAGGACAATTGGATGCGTTTGAACATTTGGGTGTGAAAGAGATAACGGTAATGGCCGAGTGGAGTACGGTTGGGGATGATAGGGTGTGCCCTTTGTGTGGGGATTTAGAGGGTGTGGTGATGACAGTTAAGGAGGCACGTGGTTTAATTCCTCGACATCCGAATTGCTTACCTCCTGATTCGCTTGTAACGCCCGGTGGTGGAATCACGGGTGTTAGTAAACGGTGGTATGATGGAGATATGTTTGTCTTTAAGACTTCCTTTGGTGATAAATTCGTTTGCACCCCAAACCACCCGATATTGACATCTGATGGGTTTGTCCCTGCGAATACTTTGGATATAGGAAGCGAGGTGATGTGCAACAGCATCAGTGAGAGGGAAAGAATTGTTGATTGCAACGACATAGATAAACCATCCAGAATTGAGGATATAGCGGAATCGTTTCTCAGTAATAGCGATGTGATTTCCGTACCAATGCCACTTTCCAGCAAAGACTTCCACGGCGACGGGATAGGCAGCAAGGTCGCAGTTATATCCTCCAATTGCTTTTTGGGGAATAGTTTTAATCCCTCTTTTCAACAGCATTTTCGCAAGTTTGATTTCGTATGGCGAATTATTAGGCGGATGTTTCTCAATAGTCTTGGCGCGTTTGCATTTGGTTGTCCACGACACTTGTTGTCCGATTCTTGCTTTATGTGCGGCTCTAACTTGATTGGCTCTTGCAATCAGATTCATATTAGCCCATTTTATCGTTTCCGCTTCACTTTGGGTTCTGATATGAATATTGGTGGACAAAAGGCGATTTCGTATAGTACTGCGGCTTACATTAAATTGTTTGGAAAGAGCATTTTCAGACATTCCTTGTTTGTAAAGTTTTGCAATTTTTTTGATAGACAACGGGATAAGAAAATTGCAAGACGTCTTTGTAATGATACTCGTTTTGTGAATGCTTCTATTGTTCATTGTAAAGCCTTTCATTATTTGGGGTATATCTATAATTTAGAAACTACTGAATCATATTATATTGCTAATAATGTTGCAAGCCATAATTGTCGTTGCAGTTGGATGCCTGCGGAAAAGAATATGAAACAGAAAGGTCAATTGTGGGGGAAGCGTGGTAAAACAGCCGTGAAAAAGAGTATAAAGTCCGAAGGTCCCAAAACTATCAAACGTTCTTATCGAGAAATAGAAAGGCGTAGTGTGTGGGCGGGAAAAGAATTATTATAAATTTTTGGCAGGAAGCACTGAGTTAATTTGATAATATAGGTGGAACGCTTGAGAAATGGGATTCTCCTGATGTGTTCCGTTGGGACTCAAGGACGCCCGGCGATGTGCTTTGCTGATGTTCTCACGTGCCGGGATGTAAAGACAAGGATGTCTTCTTGGTTGGGAAGGTTTTGTCAGCGTTTCCCCCTTCCCAACCTGCTATCATACAATTGAAGAAATAGGTTGGTTCGGGGGCCATTGAGTGTTTTGTTATTCCCCATCTACTCCTCCTCCTCAATGCGAGCACTTGATGTGCCCCCAACTTTTTCGGCACATCTCCTCCAAAGTGAAGGCTTACCAGCTTTCTTGATTTGCATCTTCTGATTTTTATAGCTGGTAAGCCTTTTTTATTTGGATGCTTTTGTAATTAGACCTATTTCTGATAAATATACCTATTTCAAGCACTTTCTCTCAAATCATATATATATATTTTGTATGGTTTTGTGATTCATTTCTGATTCACCTTCAAAAATCCTTTTATACTTTCTTTCTTTGGTCGTATTCTATCGAATAATGAAGGATATGATATATGCCAGTACAAAGATGTATAAAAGATGGTAAGGAAGGATGGAAGTGGGGCAAGAGTGGTAAATGCTATATAGGTGAAGGTGCTAAGGCTAAGGCGGCAAAGCAGGGGGCTGCTATTAAGGCATCTGGTTATAAGGAGAATCAAATGTTGAAACTCACAGCTAATTTCACAGGAAATGTTCGACACGATTCGATGGAGGGTAGAGATTATTTGGTTGCCCCTATGATTATGATGGTGGAAGGGGTATTGGATGGCAGTGGGGGCCCTATATTGTACCCGGCTGATGAGATGGCTAAAACTCCGGTTGTTTGGAATGCAAAACCTGTCATTGTTTATCATCCCAAATACAATGGCCAGCCGATAAGTGCGTGCGACCCGGATATTCTGACCAATCGGAAAATTGGTGTGATAATGAACACCACTTTTGAGGATGGTAAGTTGAAAGCAGAGGCTTGGATGGAAATAAATAGAATGAATGCAGTGGATGACCGTATTATGGAAGCGGTGGAGAATAACAAGATTATGGAATTGTCCACCGGGTTATTTACCGATAACGAGAGTCAAGAGGGGGAATTCAATGGTAAAACTTATCAAGCTATTGCAAGAAACTTTAGGCCGGACCATTTGGCTTTATTGCCAGATTTGAAAGGTGCTTGCTCGGTAGAGGATGGGGCGGGGTTTTTGAGATTGAATGTGGATATGAGTTTTGGTGAAACGAGTAACTTGCTGAGCAGCCTTTTGCGAGACAAGTTGGAAGATGCGTATGTTGAAAGTGTATATGATGATTTCTTCATTTATGAAAATGACGGTGCTTTGTTTAAGCAATTATATGTTATCAAGGAAGGCGGTGTGGAATTTGCTGATGGTCCTCAAGAGGTTATTCGTGTAGTAGAGTATCGTACGAAAGACGGGACGTTTGTGGCTAATTTTAGTGGAACAATTGAAATGGTTAATAGAAAGGAAATTGAAATGGATAAGAAAGTGATTGTAGATGGTCTTATTACCAACGAGACTACTCATTGGGATGAAAAAGACCGTGAGAAACTAATGAAGATAGATAAGGGCGACTTGGAAAAGATGGTCCCCATCGTCAATGAAACCGAGGAAAAGGTAGTAATTGATGAGACTGCTACCGAGGAAAAGGTAGAGGAAAAAAGGACAGACAAACAAGTGGATATTGAAAGCAAAGTGGAAACCAATATTGAGGAGAAGAAGCCTACTACATTACAAGAATGTATTACGACGTTTCCTCTGAAAATACAAAGGGTGCTTATTAACGGCATCAAATCTTATGAAGCTGATGTGGCGAATGTCATTGAAAAAATTACTGCTAATGAAAAGAATACATTTACCAAAGAGCAGTTAATGGAAAAGGATTTGGAAGAGCTTCGACAAATTGCAGTATTGGCTGAGGAAGATAATGATGAGTTGGTAACGAACTTGCCTAATTATGGTGGGCAAGCTCCGGTGGTTAATCGTGATGGGTATATAGAGGAGCCTTTGCTTGCTCCGACAGTGAATGATTTTGTTGGGGCAAAAGAAGATTCCTAATGTATTTTGCTTTTGATGACGACTGTTTATGAATGGTAAATAAAAGGTTTAATGGAAAGGTTTAACAATGGCTAATCGAATTCATTCGGCGGGTACTTACCGGCACGAAGAGCATACTGCAGATGTGGCCGGTATTTATCCGGGTATGTTGTTAGAGGTTGATTCAAGTAATCAAGTATTACCCCATTCGTCTGTGGGGGATATAGCTGAGGCTTTGTTTGCTGAAGAGGATGCTTTGCAGGCGAATACTGTTGACACGGTTTATACTATTGAAAATGTCGTGTCTTGTATTTTACCGAATAAAGGTAGTGAAGTAAGGGCCTTGATTCAGGCTGACCAGGATATTGCAATTGGCGATAAACTTGTTAGTGGTGGTGATGGGACGCTTATTGAGCGTACTGCAACGACCCAAAGGGTTATAGCATACGCAATGGAAGCGTGTGATTTGACTGATTCCGGTGCAGTTAACACTTTGGCCAGGGTGCGAGTTATCTAATTTTGCTTTCGAGGAAAGAAGTGAAGTTAAGTGAATTGTTTTTGTTTGTTTGAAAGGATTTACAATGGATTTTATTATGAACGGTCAGGCCAGTGGCGATGTTGCAAGTAAGTTGTTGGCCTCTAATTTTAATGTTAATGCTTTGCGGCCCTATATTGGGAAAGATGGGAAAAGTTATATCACCCAAAACGATAGGTATAGCAAACCCAAAGCTGTGCCTTTGGCGGCTAATGCTACAGCGACGTTGCGTAAGGACGACTGGATACATTTGGACGAAGCTGTTCTTAAAGTAGCTCGTGAAAGATTACGTGCCGTGGCCGACCTTTTGGGGAAGGGATTGACTTATAGCATTCCTAATGGAATGGGAAAATCAGTGTTCCAAACTGAAACGCAAAGTGACATTAACGATGCCTCTATCAGTATGGACGGATTAAGGGATAATCCTAATGACCGTCCCGTTTATGAGTTGACAAATTTACCGTTGCCAATAACTCATAAGGATTTTATGTTTTCGGCTCGGCAGATTGCTATTTCTCGTAGTGGTAATTCACCGCTTGATACAACGATGGCCGAACTGGCTGCCCGCAAAGTGGCTGAAAGTAATGAACAGATGTTATTGGGCAGGCTATCTACTTATGTATATGGTGGTGGCACTATTTATGGCTACACCAACTATCCGGCGCGTAGAACAGCGACTTTCACTTCTCCGGCGGCTGCTGGCTGGACTGGTAGCACATTGATAACTGAATTGTTAGGTTTGCGTCAGCAGATGAAAAACATTCATTACCACGGCCCGTGGTTGCTGTACAACGCTCCAAGTTGGGACACGTATCTTGATGAAGACTTCAAGACTGCTTTGGCTACTACACTTCGTGAACGTATTCTTTCTGTTGGGGATTTTGTAAGTTTGAATACATCGGATTGGTTGCAGAATTATGATATTCTGATGGTTCAAATGACTGCTGATGTTGTACGCGAAGTAATCGGTATGAATACCACTACGGTTCAGTGGGATTCATTCGGCGGCCTTCAAGTCAACTTCAAAGTTATGAACATTATGGTTCCCCAAATGAGGGCCGACCAAAACGGTTCGACCGGAATTGGCCACGCTTCTGTTTGATTGTGAATGTCAGGTGAAAGTAAATTCTTGTAATATCAATAGGATTTCTTCGGAAAGGACTATATTATGCTGTTTAAGCTCAAGGATAAAGTAGGTGGGCATTCAGAGAACGGAAAGATTTACAAGGCTGGTGATACAATAGAATCACCGCACGATTTGGTTGATTTGTTTCCAAACAAGTTTATTCGTGTAGACAATGTTTCGGCAGGTGGGGAAGGGATTGCTGTCCCGGCGACACCGACAATTCCCGAACCCACGAAAGGTGAGGGGGTATCTATTCCTCCGCCCCCCTCACCTGAATCTAAACTGGAACCGGAATCACCTGTAGAAAGTAAGCACGGTGTGGATATCACCGATGAATTTCCAATTGCATCTAAGGTTCAATTGCAGGTGTTTAAGAAAGGTGCTTGGTACACAGTTGTTGATCCTGATGACGGTGAAGTTATGAATGAGAAGAAATTGAGGGCTTCTCAAGTTACTTCATTTTTGCAGGAGTATGAGGAGGATTAAAAATGCCTCCCTGGAAGCCTGAATCAAAATGGAAGGGTCAGGATGTTTTTGTAATTGGCGGAGGGGATTCTTTACGCAATTTCGATTGGACTTTCTTCAAGAATGAATTGACAATAGGTTGTAATACAGCTTTCAGATTGGGAAAGGACGTTTGTAAAATATGCTTTTTTGGTGATGCAAAATGGTTCAAAAAATTTAAAAGGGACTTAAATCAATACGAAGTTACAGGTGGTGTGATTTTTACATCGGCTCCCCAACTATACAAAACCCGATTGTCTTGGCTGTGGACTATGGGACGTGAAGCCAGAGGGCTTCACACCGACGCATTGGGTTGGAATGATAATACTGGGGCGAGTGCTGTAAATCTCGCTTTGATTCTTGGTGCAAAGACGGTTTATCTCTTAGGCTTTGATATGAAACTATCGAAAGAAGGTAAATCTAATTGGCACGACCATCTTATCGCCAAACCCTCCGAAAGTGTATATCCTAAATTTGTAACGGGATTCCAATTTGTGAAAAAGGATTTGCCTAAAGTATTTCCAGGCCGTCAAATTATCAACATTACCGATGATAGTTGTTTGGATTGTTTTCCGAAGATTTCTGTGAAAGATTTTTTTGCAAAAAGAAAGGAGCAAGTATGATGCTTGAATGGATAGGAGACCATTATGTAGAGTGGTTTGCTTTGATAGGGGCGGCGTATACTGCGGCTCGGACTATTGTAGTTATAACGCCTACACCGCGAGATGACAAGGCATTAGATGAGATAGGTATTTGGCTGAAAGCATTAGCGAAGATATTTGGATTTGATTTGAAGCAGGGTGCTGTGAAAAAAGACAAGAACAATAGTTCTCCTTCTGCCGGACAACAGGCAGCGAATGCAATTGTTTTGCTGTGCTGCCTGTTGTTCCTTTCTGGCTGTGCTTCTGAGTTTCAGCAAAATCCGCAAGCTGAATTGTTGGTGGCCCAAAAAAGTTTTGCCGCGACGGTGAATGTTTTAACGGAGTTACAACTGGCGGGCGAATTCAAACCGAAACAAACTAAACGAATTACAAATTTGATTTACCAGGGACGCGATTACTTGTCCGAATGGGATTTGATGTTAGAGAATGGTGAGGAAGCCCCCGACATAGCGACACATTTTAGGAATGTACTGACCAAATTGATAGAATATCAACTTATGAAAGGGGGTGATAAATAATGCCTGTGGATATTGCATCTATTCTGTTGATTATAAAACTCATTGCAGATGGTATAGGCGTAGTTGAGGAAATTTCTGAATTGGCTAAAAGAGTCCAGGCCGGAGAAATCATTTCACCCGAAGAAATAGCAGCAGCCCGTAAAGAAGTTGAGGCGGCTGTGAACAGGTGGGACAACGCTGTAAATGAAAGTGATGGTAACGATGGCGAACAGGACGACTCCGACTCTGGTTGAAGGGATTATCGAAGTTGATGCTGCTATTGACTTGGACCCTTTTATTACAATAGCTAATCAGTTAGTAACTGAGTTATGTACCGATAGTGGCTATACTGCGGTGCGTTTGGAGCTAATTGAAAGGTGGTTGTCGGCTCACTTTTACACAAATCGGGATATGAGGGCATTTCAGGAAAAGGCCGGTCCGGTTTCGGAGACAATGCAGTCCAGGGTTGACTTGGGATTTGACACTTCTCATTATGGCCAGACTGCGATGCGAATGGATACGGACGGTAATTTGGCTAAATTGAATGAGGATATTAAGAAGGGTAAATCCCCGTCGGTAAGCGTGTTGTGGTTGGGGACAGAGGAAGAAACTGTTGAATAATTGAAAGGGCTTCGGATGTCTAAAGAGAAGAATGGTAACAATATAGTAAGGAATTTCTTGTTGTATGCAGTACCTTTTCTCAGTGTTATTTTTGCTGTGGGGATGGGATATGCTTCTCTGAGAAAAGATGTTCTTATAAATTCTGAGAGCCTTCATTTCAATGACTTGGCTATTATAGAGGCCAAGGCAAAGGCCCAAAGAAATCGGGAAGATATTATCACTATCCAATCCGATATTAAGTATATCAAATCTGGTGTTGATGATATTAAGAAGATGCAAATGGAAAATGGTAATTAAGAATGTCCATTATAAATCGAATGCGAAAACAGGATGGTGTGTACTGGCCTTTGGCTTCAGATGAAAGTGGTGGTGTTGATTTTGATGATTATGGACAACCTCAATGGGCAGACCCGATACCAATAAAGTGCCGATGGGACGATGCTGTTGAGGAATTTATTGGGCCGGATGGCACTCGTGAATTGTCTAAGGCCAAAGTCTATGTTGACTGTGATGTGGATATAGGTGGTGTTTTGATGTTAGGTGAAATTGCAGATATTGTTGAACCTGTGAACATCAAGGAAAACGAAGGTGCTTGGGAAATAAGAGGTTTTCTCAAGAATCCGAATTTGAGAGCAACTGAATTTTTGCGAACGGCGATATTGTAATGGCTCGATTGATAAAAATATCCGGGCTGCCTACCGTGCTGCGAAACCTTCGTAGTGCTAATGATAAAATTGGTATGGGGATAGGCCGTGGTTTGAAAAGAGCCGGGATATTCTTACAACGTGAGAGTATGAAAATTGTTCCTGTTGATTTGGGTAATTTGAAAGCAACTGCAACCACTCGAAATGTAGGTGGAATCGGTTTTCGCACTGATATAATTGTAAGTTACGGTTCTTCCGCGTGTGATTATGCTATATATGTTCACGAAAATTTGGAGGCATTGCACGGCGAAAGGTTTAATGTAGCGTATGCTGATAGGATTGCATCAGCCACTACACCTGCTCAAAAAAAGAAATGGTCCAAACGCGGACCAAATCAACAAGCTAAATTTTTAGAGAAGCCTGCCAGAGAAAAGAAATCTGAAATAATTGCAATCATAACCAGAGAGGCAAAACGACTTTGATAGTGTCTGTGTTAAAAGATGTTGGAGCTTTACGTAAAGATGGTTCAGTAGCATTGGCCGGTGCTTGGGATATGGGGAGTCAGGTTGTTACTAATGCTAATATAGATTCAGGCAATATAGCTAATGCTGTGATTAATGCTGAGTGGGATGCAGCATATAGTTGGGGCGACCACGCCTTAGCAGGATATTTGACGGTTGAAGTTGATCCTATTTTTTCAGCCAGTGCTGCAGTGGGCATAATGTCTGGAGATATAACGAATTGGAATACGGCTTATGCTCATTCGCAATTGATTGTAGGGAATCCGCATCAAGTGACGCCTGCTGAATTGAGTTTGGTGATAGGTACGGATGTTCAAGCGTTTCACGTTAATTTGATGAGTTTGTCGGTGTTGGTTTATGCTTCGGTTTCTTTTGTTAAGATGACGGCAGCCGACACATTTGCTTTGGATACTAATACATATTCGCTTTCCAATCATCTTCATAATGGGGATACTTTACAGCACGATGCAGTAAACAGTGATGGGGGAGCTTTTGGTTTTACTACCACTGGAACAGTTACCTTTAACCAGAAGATATATGCTAACAACTTTGAATTTGACGATACGAATCAAAGTACTTCAATAGGTACAAATGCTGAGGGTGTTTTATTAGCTGGTGTTACATCTTTAGGATATTCGGCATCAAAAGGTAATACTAAAACCTATGTTACTACGATAGGTCATTCAGCAGGTTTAGATAATACGGGTGCAGGGCAGACTGCTATTGGGCATAATGCTGGAAATACTAATTCTGGTGCATCACAAACAGTATTTGGTTTTGGTGCAGGTTTTCAAAATTCCGGTGCATCGCAGACTGCTTTTGGTTCTAATGCGGGTTTTCAAAATACGGGTGCAAATCAAACTGCTTTTGGCAATCCTGCTGGTTATGCTAATACAGGTGCCAATCAAACAGCACTTGGTAGATATGCAGGATATAAAAATTCTGCTACAGACCAATCAGTTTTTGGTTCATATTCCGGTCATTTTAACACAGGTATTTGGCAGTCTTGTTATGGTTCATATTCCGGTCAACGAAATACTGGTAGTTATTTAACAGCCTTTGGACCTTATGCAGGACAATATAATGATGGTGATTATAATTCAGCTTTAGGTTATAATGCTTTTAATACGTTTGTCGAAGATGCAGGAAGTGCTGTTACTTTTGACAATGTAGATGTAGATACAGCAAATAATCGGGTGACTATCGTAGGCCACGGTATAGGAGCCATCGGAACTTATCATAATTTGAAATTTACAGAGGGTTCAGCACCTTTGCCGATTCTTGTTGATGGTACTGTTTATCTTTGGAAAGTCATTAATGCAAACACTTTAGAACTACTCTTCGATTTAATGATACAGCAGGGTACTGGAGTAGGTCATAAATTAACCCCACAGTTAATCTATACAAATTCAACGGCAATAGGCTATAATGCCGAGCCGGATGCTTCTAATCAGGTGATGTTGGGGGATTCCAATGTAACTGAGGTGAGGACTACTGGGACAGTAAATGCCGGTGGTGGATTTGCAGACAATGGTGTAGCCGGAGTGGATGGGTCTTTTGTGGATAATAATGGGAATACTGTAACCGTAAATGGTGGAATTATAACGTCATTAAGTTAATTTTTGGAAAGGATATAACGATGGTTTTAGACACAACACAAAGTGTATTTGGCCCCGATGGTAAACCTTTTATGAGGTTAATTGATGGGAAGGAAGAACCCTGGATATTGGGTGATATTATTGTCCACGCTTTAGGTAATGCTCCTGTTTTGGAGAAGACCTTAATAAAGATGCTTGAGCGTTGGGATTTGGCCAAAAAATTTCAGTTTTCAAATTGTGAGATTTCGATAGCTGAAGCAAAATTGATTCAGGATTGTATGCTAGTCACTTTCCAGTCTTTTGTAGTAGCATCTGTTTCAATCATATTGGAGGATAATGCAAGTGGACTGGATGAAGGAAAGAAAGAAGTTAAAGAAGATATTAAAGAAGAAATGGTAGAGCAAGCCAAGGAAGATTTGAAAAAAGTAAATGGCGAATGAAATTCCATTTGGTTGGGAACCGGGTAATATACTAACTGCTAATATCTACAAAGCAGATGGGACCAATAGAGATTTATTGGTATCAATGCCGGAAACGAATGTAGGTGTAAGTGGTGTTTATATTGGTTCATCTACTCTTGTGGAGGCGGGTGACTTAGTTCTTATTGATGACGGTATTGATAAAATTGGTTTTGCTGTTTATCAACCGGATGTGACAATTGCAGGTGGGTCGATAACTGCTGCTGAAATTGTAGATGCTTTGATGGCAGATACACGATTTACTGCCGGTGGTGCTATGACTTATGAAGTATTGTTAAAAATATTGGCGGCTTGGTCTGCCGGGAAGTGGCAATTGAAAACCGGTACAACCGACACTTATCAATTATTGGATGCTTCTGATGGGACAACTGTTGTGATGGAAATTGTGTTGTCCCAAACCAGTCCGTATAAGACGGTAACGATAGTATGAGTAAAATAATAGTCGGTGACAATTACATAGCTGCTGCGACAGGAGGGTCGTTGATTTTAACGTCCCTTCGTACTACGCAAGGAAGCGATATATTAGTCAATTCCCCGGCTACTGTTATTGCCGAGTATATTATACAAACATTGGCTTTGATGACCCGTCCGTCTGTGCAGGGAAATTGGCCTTTGTATGTAGCATCTATGCCGGATGGTGATAATGTTGAGACCAATGTCGGTGCGGTCTATGATACTTTGGGGATTAAAGATGGGCGGTTAATGATTGGTTCTATGATTCAGCATTATGGTATGCAAATTCGTATTCGTTCCAGAGAGTATAATGAAGGATTTGAAAAGATTGAAGATATTGTATCCGACTTGGATGCTGTGTTGAATCAAACAATTGAAATATCACCGTTGGAATATGAGATTTTGAATGTATCTCGAACATCACCAATAGTACCTTTGGGATTGGAAAGGGATTCTACGAAAAGACGATTTTTGTTCACAACTAATTTCCTTGCAACTATTAAGGAATTGACGGGCTGATGGGTATAGAACTGATAAATACACCAGCTTCTATTATGGCCACTTATATTATAGGTGAAGGATTGATGACTGTGCCTTCGGCAAGAGCCACTTGGCCTTTATATGTGGCCTCTTTACCGGACGGTGCTAATGTTAAGGTTAATGCCGGGGTTGTTATAGGTGTGAGTGGTTCTAAAGACGGACGCTTGATGAGTAGTGGTGAGGTGATAAAACATCAGGGTATTATATTCAGATTGCGTTCCTCTAATTATGAAAAGGGTTATAAGAAAATAGAAGCTATTGCATTTAAGTTAGACAGAATAGACAACTCATCTGTCGTAGTGGATGCACAAAGTTATGAATTGAAAAACGTTTCACGTGATGGTCCTGTTAATACCTTGGGATTAGAAGAAGGGACCAAGAGACGGTTTTTATTTGAGGTAGGTTTTTCAGCAACAATAAAGAATGTGACAGTTTAGTTTTTGAAAGGGATTTACGATGTCCGAACGAATAGACGATGGCTTTTCTACTACAATAACGTTCTCCGCCGGTACGAGCGGAGTGACTTTGTTGTTATGGGAAAAAGAGGTTACACCTCCAGGTGCTTCGATGGGTGGTGGTAATGATGTCACCACAATGCGGAATACAGCTTGGAGAACGATTTCACCCAAACATCTAATGACTCTGACTGAATGTTCGTGTGTTGTGGCCTACAACCCGGAAGTTTATGATGAGATTATCGCAATGTTGGGAACGAATCAATCTATTATAATTACTTTCCCCGATGATTCGACTTTAACGTGGTGGGGATTTATTGATTCGTTTACACCCGGTGCTATTGTTGAAGGTGAGCAGCCTACGGCGGACCTTGCTATGGTCCCAACTAATCAGAATGGTTCTCAGGTTGAAACTGCTCCAGTGTATGCAGCGTAGAAATGCGTTCTAAGCGGTTTTAACCCAAATTAGGGTGGAAACTATGGGTAGGGCTGTAAAATCGCGTTAAAACGCAACCTCGTGTGAAAAAATGCTATGTATGATGGTGATTTAACAGATTGGAAAGGACAAAATTATGGATAAGTTAGAATTCAACTTGTCGTTGAAAGAAATGCCGGTGGAGATTGTTGATACTACCGGTGCAAAAAAGCAATATATTTTGAAGGAGTTGTCCGGACAAGCTCGTGACACTTTCCTTACAGATATGGCGAAGCGATGTAATTTCGGGCCCAGCGGTCGAGTCCAAAATATAAAAAATTTCCAAGGGCTTCAAGCTGGGCTTTTATCGCTTTGTTTATACGATGAGCAAAGTGTTTTAATAAAGAAGGATGTGTTACAGACTTTTCCATCCAGTGTTTTGAGTGGTTTATTTGAAGCGGCCCAGACTTTGAGTTCTTTAGAGACAGGTGGTTCTGGTACGGAAAAAAACGATTAAAGGGTGAGGTGCTGGCTTGGTATAGATTAGCGTCTCATCTACATCTTCCGTTGCAGGAATGCAAGGCCAAGACAACATCGTCTGAATTTGTAGCTTGGCAAGAGTATTTGTTATTGGAGAACACTTTTGAACGAACGGAGTATTACTATCTTGCTTCGATTGCTGCTGAGATTAGGCGTAGTTATGTTAAGTATCCAAGGCGTGTAAAATTGAAGGATTTCATTTTGAAATTCAAATCAAAACCTGAGCATCAAATGAAGCCTTTGTCCGAAGAAGAAAAGAAAGGAAGGATTAAAATGTCTAAAAGTTTTTGGTTTGGTGCTTTAGGTTTGAAAAGGAAGAAATAATATGGCATTTGGTATGAACATTGGTAATTTATTGGTGCATCTTAGGGCCGACGCCTCTCAGTTTCAGGCCACGATGGGCAGAGTGTCAAGAACTCTCAAAGGGACTGTAAATCTTATAAGTAAGCATAATGCTGTCTTAATGAAATATGGAAGGAGATTGGCCATTGCCGGTGCTGGGATTGCGGCAGCATCAGTCAAGGCGTTCGCATCTTTTGACGATGCTATGGTTAAATCTCTTGCTATCTTTGCGGATGTATCAGATGAGATGAGAGAGGAGATGAGAAAAACCGCTCTCCAGATGTCAACAGAAAGTGTTATTTCAGCCACTGATTTGGCTAAGGGTTATTTTTACTTAGGTTCTGCGGGATTAAATGCGGCTCAATCTATTAAGGCTTTGGATGTTGTAAATACACTTGCCGTTGCTGGGAGTTTTGATTTAGCTAAGGCCACTACATTGGCTGTTGATGCGCAAGCTGCTTTGGGTTTGGAATCCCAGGATACTGAAATACATTTGAAAAATCTGACTAAGGTGACTGATATTCTTGTTGGGGCGAATACTTTGGCCAACGCTACAACGGAGCAATTTGCCGAAGCTCTTCAAATTTCCGGCCCTCTTATGAAACAATATGGTATAAGTATTGAAGGGGGTACTGCTGCGTTGGCGGCGTATGCTAAAAGTTCTAAAAAGGGAGCGGTTGGTGGTGAATTTTTCTCTCGAATGGTGAGATTAACAGTTAAGGCATTTGTTGATAATGAGGTTGAATGGAAAAAACTTGGGGTTTCAATAGTAGATGCCGAAGATAATATGAGGGCTTTTTCCGATATAGGGAAAGACTTAACTAAGGCATTGGAAGGGATGGGTGTTACTGTGAGAGCGAGGGCTTTGGATTTATTGGGATTTCAAGCCCGTTCTCAGCAGGCTATTTTTCCCCTATTAGGAATGGGGGATGCAGTGGCGGAATTTGAGGAAAAATTAGCCAAAATGAGTGAAACCGCCAAAAGGTTGGCAGAGGCGAACTTGAAATCTTTTAGTGCTCAAATGAAAAAGTGTTGGAATCAAATCAAAGTTGTGGCCATATCAATAGGAGAGAGACTGGCCCCTGAATTACTAAAGATGACGAAATGGTTTGAAGAGAATCAATGGTTGGTTACGCAATGGGCTGAAAAAATAGCGGATAGGGTTATATTTGTGATGGATGTATTCAAAGATTTTGTTTTGTTAATTAAGGATGATTTACCTGCTGCCTTGGCGGGGTTTTTTAATTTGTCAATTGTTCTTATAAAAGCCTATGCAAAAGTGCTTATTGATATGGTTTTGAGAGTTGGTAAGGGTATTTGGGTTGCTTTGAAAGAGAGTTTGATGCCTGATAAAGCAGGCAAGCAAGAGATATTGGATGCCTATAAAAGGTTGGGTGGTGAAATAGGTCTTACAGCGGGTAAACGTATTTCTATTCCTATGCCCGAACAGCGTGGTTTGATTTCAATGACTCCTGCTATTAAACAAATGTGGGTTGACCCGATTAAGTGGGGTGTTGCTGAAACAACAATACAAAATGAAAAATTAAGAAAGAATATAGATAATGTATTTGAAGGACTGCCGGAACGGCTTGGTCAAATAATGGAAGATGCAAAACAAGAATTATCTTCCGGGACCGGGGCTTTTGCCGATATATTTAGAAAGCGTTTTGCCGACCTTGCTGAAAGAGATGCACAACGTGCTAATGATTTTTGGAAAGACATTAAAAAAGCTGCCGGACCTTTTATTAGTATTTTTGATGATTTTAGGCAAGACTTCACTTCGTTTTTCTATGAGTCGCCTCGATTGGTAGGTCCATTAGTAACGGGTCTGAAACAGATACCTCCAGTGCTTGAAGAAATGAATAAAGAGTTGACTGAGGGTGAACAAAATATGCGGGATATGCTCGGTGCTCTGGATGAGGAGTATCGTTTATTAGGTTTAATAGATGATGAAAGGGAACGTGCTGAGAAGTTAATCAAGTTTAGAAAGCTGGCTGAAAAAGAATATGGAATTGGTTCTAAGAAATCCATTGAAGCTATAAATAGATATGAGGAAAGATTAGACAAGCTAATCAAGGGCCGTCGAGGCCCGGCTGCGTTTGTTGTCGAGTTGAAACAATGGGAAAATGAAGCATCTAATGTTTTTCAAAATTTGGGTGAGATTGCAGCAAGTTCCCTTGATAAAATATCATCATCTATAACGGATTTAGTAATGACGGGGAAAGCTGATTTCAAATCACTTGCCCAAACAATTCATCGGGAAATATTACAAATGATTATTCGAGCACAAATGGCTAACATTGTAGGTGGATTGCTTGGAGGAGTATCTGGAGGTGGGATTGGTGGTGGTGCTGGAGTAGGGATGATGATAGGTGGATTATTTGCTGGTGGTATGGGTGGAGGGGGTAGTGCAGGAGCGGGGGCGACTACAACTACCGGTGGAGGTGGTGGAACAACCCCTGCTTGGCTGACATCGGCTTATCATAAAGGTGGGGTGGTTGGCCAGACTGCAATGAATCGTATGGTTCCTGGGGCTGCTTTTGCCAATGCAAAACGTTATCATAATGGGTTGGGAGCGGATGAAAGGCCTGGAATCCTTCAAACTGGAGAGGTGGTATTGTCTCGTGGTAATGTGGCCCAATTGAAAAAAGATAGTGAGAGAGGAGAGTCCCCGACAATAGTTAATAATTACCATACGAACGTCAAGGCGTGGGACTCTAAAAGTGTTGGCCAGATGTTAGCTGAGAATCGAGACGTAGTTGCATCGGTGACAAAACAAGCAATGAATACAAATCATCCTTTGAGGCGATATGGCCCCAGGGGCGGAGAATAAAATGGATGTAGTATTAAATGATGTTGTATTTGATGCTTCCGGGATGGGAAACTTCGATGAAGTACTTCCCCTTACTAAGTTCTTCGATTGGCAGACGGACATAGTACGGATGGACACAAAAATCGAGCAACGTAATCAAATCGATCCACGACCTCAAAGGCGTTGGGCTTTGAACTGGGGGGTGATGGATGAGGATGCTCGTGATAAAGTAATTGAAATGTTTCATCGGGCAAGAGGTCGTTACGATACGTTTCTTTACACGGATAGGCACGATTATTCTTGTTCGGCAACTGAATGTTCTATTACGGCGGTGGGTGGAGAGACGACAACCCAGCTTCTCAAGAATTATTATGTAGGCGAAACTGAAACTTGGAGTGAAAACAAGAAAGACATTGTACCGAGTACGACTTATGCCCCAGTGATAAAAATAGATGGTGTAGTACAAACAGAAGATTTGAATTTTACTTTAGATGACAGTGCCGGAATTATAAATTGGGCTGACTCTGGGCTGGCTGCTCCCGTAGGTGCTTTAGGTGCAGGGGAAGTGGTGACAGTGGACTATCAATTTTATTTTCGGGTGAGATTTGATAGTGACCGTTATCGTGATTTTCAAAATCTACGTGAATTTTGGAGCAATCCTGCTTTGAGTTTAATTGAGGTAATTCCCTCTTGATTAGTGTAAATGCAAATTTTGCTGCGGCCATTGCTGAGGATTTGGTTAAAGTCGCTGAGTTATACGAGATAACGCTGGCTAATGGAGTCACTTACTATTACACGTCCCATTCGGCAGATATAAGTTGGAGTAATGAATATACGGCTATTCCTGTAACCCGTTCTCAAATTTCGTACAAAATGAATTTGGAATCAGACGATGTTACGGTGACTTTGGGGAACATTTCTGGTTTATTGTATAGTATTCTACAAAACAATTCGGTGGATGGGGCAAATATAGTTATCAAGCGAGTGCTTTGGGATGAGACGTATGCCGCCGATATGGAAATGACTATTTTTCAAGGTCGTGCGGACATTGAATTTAATCGCAGGGACTTAATTTTACACTGTCACTCGGCTTTGGATGGGTTGGGTATTCAAGTCCCGAAGATTATCTATCAAGAAGGCTGCAATAATAATCTATTTGATACATTATGCACTTTAACAAGAGCGGATTACGCATATTCGGGTTCGGCTACTGCCGACGGCGGTGACAAATTTACACTTACGGATTCTATTAGGGGGACTACGTATAAGTTGGCGTTTGATGCGGGTGATGAGGACAATCCAATTGAGATAGCTGATACTGTCACGGGACAAGTGGGTGGCGGAACGGGAAAAGTAGTGGGGATATCTTATGTTGAATCGGATTCCGGTTATATGTGGTTTGTTGAACAGAATGGTCTTCCGTTTGCTGATGGTGAACAATTGCAAAACGTTGGTGGTGATTCGGTGGACTGCGACGGTACGGCAGCAGCCGACGTCACTTTTTATGCCTTGGGTGAAGTTGAAATGACTTCCGGTAATAACGATGGTTTTAGAAGAATGATTTTGAGTCAATCGGGTGGTGATGTTGCAATGATAACGGCTTTCCCCAATGAGATAGAGAATGGTGATACTTATGATGTGTATCCCGGATGCGACGGGCGTGCGACTGAGAGTTGTTTGAACAAGTTCAATAACGTGTCTAATTTCAATGGGTATTTGTATATTCCAAAAATCGAATCGACAATAATGTAATGAGTGAGTTAGGGGCACAACTGGTTAAAGAGGTCACTAAATTTGTAGATGCAAAGGTTCATTATCAGCATCGGGGCACGTCAATGTTTGGGTGTGATTGTACGGGGATGATTATTGGGGCCTTGCGGAACTTGGGATATTTGAAGAAGTACAAATTACGCAAGTATAAGTATGATTGGAATCTTCACAGCAAAGCCGACAATCATATTGAAGAGGAGTTGATGAAATTCGCCAAAAGGGTCCCCAACAGTTTAATCGAACCGGGGGATATTCTGTTATTTCGATTTGGTAAGTGCAAGGCCCACGTGGGCGTTTTTATTAAGGATGTGATAATGGCCCATTGTTGGAAGGATGGGGGTAAGTGTTGTTATACTTTGTTAAAAGATTCGCCTTTGAGTTTGCGTTGGGTTTGTTCATATCGGCTTGATAAAGATAGACTGCTGAAAGCCTCTTGAATTATGGCAAAAGAAGGCGGTACACAATTAGCTTTTGCGATAGGTGGTGCTATTATAGGGGGGTTTGTAGGCCAGCCGCAGCTTGGATTTATGGTTGGTTCAATACTGGGGGCGGTGCTATTCCCACCCAAGACTAAAAAGGGTGATATGCCTACAATGGCGGGTTATCCCGTCCAGCGAACTAACAAAGGCACACCGCTTGCAATTGTATATGGTACGGAGAGGATTGCAGGAAATGTAATTTGGATGGGACCTCTCCAACCTTATACTATCAAGCACAAGTCCGGTGGAGGCAAAGGTGGTGGTGGTGGCTCTACGATGAGAGAGACCGCTTATCGACGGTCTTTTTTAATTTCGCTTTGTAGCGGTACTGCTAAAATTATAAGGGCCTGGCAGGGAAAAACGGAGATAGTAGTTTCATCTTTCACCAGATTTGACGGCTTTGACAATCAAGGTATCTCGGCCTTGACTGGAGAGGATTTTTCAGACTACAAACACGAGTGTTGTGCATTCTTTACCGATTGGGACTTAGGAAGTACCCAACAGATACCGAATTTTGTTTTTGAAGTTTCACAATCAGGCGACCCGTTGGGGCCTTTGGTTTGTACTCCAAATACTGCAAATAGATTGACTATCGAATATGAAATTGAAAATGTGATGGATGCAGGTGGTGTATGTTTTGCCTGTGATGTTCATCGAGCAACGGGACGGTATTTGATTAGTCGTTATCCTGATGTAGTTAGCCCACGTGAGCCAATTGTTGTTTTTGACAGGGATGACAATAATTTAAATATACATTTTGATAGTACGGGTTCGAGTGATTGGACTGCACACGATGTGATTTTAGCCGCGAGATTTTCTAAAGATGGTAAATATATTTATGCAGAAGAAAAGCGAATAGTATATTCAAGTGTTTTATGGAAATGGGATTCGACGGATGGTACTCTAATATGGAGACTTGTTATAGGTGGAAGTAGTTGGGCCTTAGAAACTGATTCAAGAGGTTATGTTTATCGAATACGCGCAAGTTTTGTCCCTGATTGGGATGACTATTTAGAAAGACGTAGTCCCGATGATGGTTCAATTGTTGATACTTGGCGTAATGCTGTTGCGCCTTATGATTTGTTTATCGATGAGGATATGAAGTCCACAATAGGTGGTGTTCGGGTGTTGAAAAAGGGCAAAATGCTTTGCATAGGAGGTGATCCACATCATCCAGAGATTCACGTAGCACTTTGTGATTTAAATGACACGACAGATGTGGTTACTGCTTATACAGACGGCATAAGTGCTTTTTCTGGTGTTATATTGAATGATTATATCTATGTATTAAGTAAACAAACAATATACAAATTTGATTATGCCTTAACTTTAATAAATAAGAAGACGATGATTGGGATAGATTCAGCAGGGCATATTGCGATTGCTCCGGGAAACAGACTATATGTTACTGGAGAAACGGGGACGAGTGTTCCGAGAGTTTTGGTATATGATGTTGATTTGAATCTTGAAAATACATTTGAACCTCGCAACGCCTCCTTTCCATCTGAAATGTGGACGTGTTATGGTGAACCTGATTCTTTATATTTATATAAGGCCGGAGAACACGGTGGTGATGTGAATCCTGCCGATATTATTTATGACCTCATAACTAGCGAACAACACGGTGCTGGGATAGATACGAGTTTGGTTAATAAAGACACTTTCGACGACGTGTGGGACTACTGTTATGAAAATGACTTTTTGATTTCACTTGTTATTGATTCGCAGCGTCCGTTAGTGGATTGGCTGGATTATATTCTCAGTCATTTTCGCGGTTTTATCTATATGAGCAATGGGAAGATTTGCTTGGATTGTTTCAAGTCCGAAGCGAGTGTTGCCGCTATCGGCCGTGGTGATTTGGTTATTGAAGAGGGTGAAAATCCGGAGCCACCCGTACAAATACAAAAGCGATTCTACAATGAAACAATCAACCGAATTGAAATACTCTGGGTGAATCGAAGTAAGGATTACGATGCTTCAATTGCGACGGCAATGGATGCGGTGGACCAACGTGTTTCGTCTGTTCGCAAAAAAACGATTCAACTGTCCGGTGTCAAGCGAGCATCTTTAGCTAACAAGCTGCGGTATATCTGGTTGTTGGATTCGATGTACCGCTATACAATGTACAAATTCACATTGACCTACAAAAATATGCTTTTGGAACCGGGTGATGTGATAACATTGTCGGACGGGTTTTTAATAACGGATGAGAAGGTCCGCATTCTTAGCATTAGTGAAGATAAAGACGGCAGAGGGCTTGCGGTGGAAGCCATTGAAGATTTGTCAGAGTTGTATGCTTCTTTGGCCGCTATAACTGCCCAGGAATCTTCTTGGACGCCTGAATCGGATGTGACTCTGGCTGATGCGGCTAATGTGGCTTTCCGGGAACATCCTAATGTCGAATTACTTTTACTGAGCCTTACACCTGGTAACGAATATACGAACGGATGGTATGTATATCGAAGCTATGATGATGAAAGTTATGAATTGGTAGGTCAAGCATCCATTGACGGCATAACAGGTGGGGATGCCAACTCTGTGGGAACACTTGTGAACAATCTTGTGGAGTATCCGAACAAGGCATATCGCGGCAGCGATGTGATGGTCGTTGATATAGGGACTGTCACTGATTTGGCTACCGACATTACCGATGAGGATTTTTTGAACGGTCGAAAATTCTTGAGAGTTGATGAAGAAATAATTGGATATTATGAATGTGTTGAAACGGCCACTGAGGGTATTTGGGAAATTACGGGTTTAATAAGGGGGATGTTTAATACTAAACCTGTTGTCCACGTGCCTGGAGAATCTGTTGAAACGTTAGACGTTGATTTCTCCTATATTTATGAAGAAACTGATATCGGCCAAACATTATATTTCAAAGTGCTTTCATATTATTCCACACAGATACAGGAGATTGCGGACGTTTCAGCCGTTAGTCATACGGTGACGGGCAAGTACAAAACACCATTACCTGTTTCATTGATGAGGATAAATGGATGGGAAGGTTTGGAGACGTATAAAACGTCTATCTTAACTGTTGACTGGTATTTTTGCAGTAAAACATCCGGCTATGGTCGCGGGGGTTGGGGTATAACGCCCTGGGGTGCTTATGATAAAGATGATTCGGTCGATTCGGTGCTGATAAGATTATTGGAGACGGATGGGACTGTAATTTTATCAGAAGTTAAGGACTTGGGCGGATATTATTCCGAAGAATATCAAGTGTTAATCACCGCAGCAGAAAGGGCTGGTAAAGACCCTATTGATGTAGAGATTTCTGCTATTGGTGATTTTATTTCAGATACGCGAATGATAAGAGCGGATAGTATATGATAATTCAACCGACCGGTACAATACAACTGCCCAACTGGACCACGGTGTCAGGCTATACCTTTGGGACGGTTGACGACTCCGACTTAGTGACGTTGACGGACGGTGTTGTTACTATCAGTGGAGACCTCGTAGTCAGTAGCGATATAACGGCAGACACTCTCACCGTAAGCACTATCGTTGCAACTTCTATTGATATAGGCACAGGCGAATTGACCTGCGGGAGTATCAACAGGGTGGCGGGGACGCTGACGTTGGAAATAGGTGGGACGGCGGAGATTTCGATTACTGCTTCATCTTCTACTTTTGGTGGAAATATCATCGTTCCAAATGCAGCAACTATTGGAGCGGCTGGATTATACCTTACTTTTGATGATGCCGGGAATCGTTTGAGCATAACGGGGGGTGAGGTTAGAAGTGACAATATCATCCGAGCTTTGATATTGAGAGCTTATTATTCACCACAAGCTGAGTTTGACTGCCGAAGTTTTTCGACAACAACTGCCTTTGCTCCGCTTGTGGGATTGGTGAAATCCCACACCAATTCAATTGGAATTTATGTAGAAACTATTACAGACGATGTGCTTGGCCAATTCAGCTTTCAAGGTATAACATCCGGTTCGTCCGTTGCAGTCGGGGCTTCGATTCAAGGTAAGCAAGTCGGGGCGGCTGGAGCGAATTTCGTTCCTGCTAAGCTCGTATTTCAAACCTGGTCTTCCACTGCCGCCAATGCGAATTTACTTGTTCTCAGTCAAGATGCCAAAGTCAAGGTCAACGGTACAACCCAGTTGGGTGACGGTGGAACAACGAATTACCTTCAAGTCAGTGCGACCGGCGTAGTGAGCTTGGTTGGTTCTGCAAAACGAATCTTAACTTTGAGAGCAGAATTAGACCAGGCCAAGACAGCAGGGACCGGCAAACCTACTCAGGTAAGCATCGGTATATTCCAAGGATTTAGTTTACCCATTCACGGGGCGGATGAAGAATTATTTTTTCGGGAAAATGTGCCCGGTCGATGGGATGAGGCTTCAGACATCGTGTTTCACGTAAAAGTGGCTTTGAGCGGTGCTGAGGATGTGGGTGATAAATTTCAATTGAGATTGTCCTGGGAACACGCCGTTGAAGAAGAAGTAGTCCCTGTTACTTCTAATGACGTGGATGTAGAAACAACTGTTCTTGCCGGACGTGCTGCCCAGTATGATGAGTATGAAATAGAGTTTACTATTGATTATAATATTGATGGAGCGGGGAACGAAATAAAAATGCACGAATTATTGGGCAGCAGATTGATAAGAATAGCTGCTACTGCCAACGAGATTGCTGGCGAAGTTATTGTACTCGATTGGCATACACATTATACGGTTGATAAAATGTTCAAAGCTCCATAATTGAAAGGATGATTTGATGGCGATTTCTTATACGGACAACTATGCTTTTCCCCTATTGGAACAGGGTTCGGACGAATGGGATGCGGTTATGAATGGAATGCTTATTGATATGGATAAACTTATGGCCGAAGCCAGTAATCCTTTGGTATGGGATGATAATACGTCCGGTCGTATTGATGGTTCAGAAGTTTTAACTTATGACGGCAATGTACTACTATATATTTGAAAGGATTGTAAAATGGCCAGAGCCAAAGAAAAAGTTTTGAGTTTGTTAGGTAGTGAAACGATAGATTTAGCGGCGGTGGCAGGTACAGAAGTGGGTATGTACACAGTGCCTACGGGGAAGAAAGCCATTCCATTATTAGTGGTGGCGAGGACTTTTGATGAGGCGGTAGATGAGTCTGTTGTGACGCTCGGTAAAACAGGTGGTTCTTGTGATGAGTTTCTCGGCGACCAAACGCTTACAAATGTTGGAGCGGGATTTGCAGATGAGGCTTTAATTATGCAGCCTATTCCAAATGCGACTCCGGTAGCCGCTTTAGTTTTAGATGCTGCTGAGGAATTTGGTTGTGAAATCACTACACAAGAAACTACGGGTGCGGCGACTTGTATAATGGACTTGTGGGGTTATGAGTACGATGCTTAATTTATGAGATATAAATGAAAAATAACTCTGGAAAGTGTCCATTTGTTTTAGAGAACCAAAAATTGAAAAAAGAGATTAAGAAACTAAGAGACGAGATTGATGAACTCAAAGATAAGGTGAGAGAATTGATAATTGGAAAGGACAAAAATGAAAGCGGTGCGAAGGGATGAGGTCTTCATTGTTGGCGGTGGAAATAGCCTCAAAGACTTTCGATTCAATAAACTACGAGACAAAGATACGATAGCAGTCAATATGTCTGCTTTGGATGTGCCCAATCCGACTTTTTGTATTACAGGTGATTCGGATATTTTTCGCAAGGTGCAGGAGGGTCATTTTGAGGATGTAAAAACAACGTGGGTGATGATTCTCAGTTTAGACCATCCGGTGATGAAATGGAATAGAGGGCAGCTAATACATCGTTCGGGCTTTGTATATGATTTGTCTTGTGTAGATGTGATAATTAAGAGTCCTGGATTGGAAGGGATTGGTTTTTCTTGGAACGATTTTCGTAGAGGATGGAACAGTGGTTTTTGTGCCTTGCAATTGGCCGTATTGTTGGGTTACAAAAAGATTCACTTGTTAGGAATAGACTTAACTCTTAATGAAGGTAGGTGTCATTATCACGACAAATACAAAGGCAGGCGTATAGGTGATTCAACATTTGAACGATTCTTTCTAAATTTTGAATTTGCTTTGAACATTCTAAAAAGCAAAACGGATATTAAAGTGATTTCCCGCTCGTCCATTAGCAGGCTCAATGAATTTATACCTTATATTCCACTTGGAGATGTGTGAATATTCTTTTCAAGTATCCGTCGAGAAGCAGGCCGATTTGGTTTAAGCAGACCTTACAAAAGTATTACGCTATGATTAGAAATATCGGCCAACATCGTTTTTTGATTACTTTGAATGCTGACGATAAAACTATGAACAATCCTGCGATGAAAAACTTTATGAAAGGCTTTCCCAATTTGGTTTACAAATACGGCACTCATAAAACAAAAATAGAAGCAGTGAATGCCGATATGAAAGATGAGAATTTCGATATTCTTTTTCTTGTTTCAGATGATATGATTCCCATTGTCAAATCTTTTGACGAAGTAATAGTCAAAGCAATGAAAGAATACTTTCCTAATTTGGATGGGGCTTTGCATTTCAATGTGGGCAGATTTCAGGGCAATATAGCCTTGTCTGTTATGGGTAAAAAGCTGTACGAAAAGTTTGGCTATATTTATAACCCCATATATAAGAGCTTTGGGGCCGACAATGAATTTAGAGACGTGGTTTATAGAATGAAAAAAGTTGTCTATATTCCTCAGATAATTGTAAGGCACGTTTGGAAAGGAGAAGGTGGTACAAATAATAAAGATGCTTTGTACAGACGCAATTTTGTTTTAGGTCAAGGCGACGGTTCTTTGTATTGTTCACGGAAATCGTTATTACGAAAAGGATAGTTATGGGTATGGATAAAGATACGATGCTAACCAAGGCTTCTCATATTCCGATGCTGGCTGCGGTAGCTTTACACACCGTCGGGCCGATATTGGAGTATGGATGTGGTTTTTATAGTACGCCACTTTTGCACGAGATAGCCCTTGTGAAAAAGCGGCAGTTATTGTCTCTCGATAATTGTTGGATGTGGTTAAACCAATTCTTGTATCTTCAAAATGATAATCATACCTTTCGATATGTTAGGGACTGGGATAGATTTACAAAGTCGATAAGGCAAAATTGGGGTGTTATTTTTATAGACCACGGACCTACTTTAAGAAGGAAAGAAGATATTAGGTTATTGAAAAATAGGGCCGAATATATGGTTGTTCACGATGCGAATGTTAAAGATTATGAGTATGAGGAGGTATTTGATTTATTTGAACATCGTTATGATTATATATTCGCCGAGCCTTGGACGACGGTGTTGAGTAATAAGCATACACTTGATTTTTTGGAGAGAATCCCGTGTTGACGATATTTACTACGCCGAAGCCCTTTGCAGGGCATATCGGGATTATCCAGACGAATGCTATAATGAGTTGGACGAAATTGAAATGCAGACCGGAAATCATTTTGATAGGCAATGAGCCCGGAACCGCCCAAATTTGCAAGAAATTATATCTAAAACATATTCCAGATGTGAAAACAAATTCGTATGGGACGCCTTATTGCAGTGATATATTCAACAAGGCCCAAAAAATGGCGAGTCATCCTATAAATGTCTATGTCAATGCCGATGTTATTTTGACGGACAGCCTTAGTGAAACTGCTTTGAAATATGAAACAACCGAGCATTTTCTTTTGATAGGACGGAGGCACAATTTGGAAGTGTCTGATTTGATAAACTTCGATAGAAAAAATTGGGAAATGAGATTGAGAAAGAAGGTTATTAGAAAGGGCTCAATACATAACCACACTGGAATTGATTACTTTGTATTTAGAAGATTAGACTGGATGGAGATTCCACCTTTGGTTATAGGTAGAGTGGCTTGGGATAACTGGTTGGTATTTCAAGCGATAAAGAAAGGCCATAAGGTTGTGAATGCAACAAAGGCCATTTTTGTAGTGCATCAAACCCACAATTATAAAAAAGCGGATGGTGGTATTGCAATTCAGAAAGGGCCCGAAGCAATTCAAAATAGAAAGATTGCCGATAAGGACAGTAATGTGCATAGCGGGTTTATTACAAATGCTCCCTGGGAATTGACAGAAAAAGGAGAACTTATACGATGTCGTCCGTAGTAATTAGTATGTTAGTCGGCAGTCACAAGTCAACGAATTTTTTGGTTGAGCGAAGCGTGTCGTCAATTTTGAGAAATATAGGGACTCTCGATTATTTGTTGGTGATAGGGGTAGCTCCGTATATTGATAAACCTATTCTCCATACACTTTGTAAATTCAAAAGTTATAACGTTGTAATTATAAGAAATTGTTGTGATTCTTTTGCAAGTTTTACTAATAACACTTTTCAAAGATATGGCAAGACATCAAAGTGGTTTATAGTGGCCCACGATGATATAGATTTGAAAACTCAAAACTTTATACCCACCTTGGAGAAAACAGTAAAGCCGATGCGAGATATAGGATGGGTGAGTTTTACAGATGATGACTATTTGAATGGGAACTGGGCCCCATCTACAAGGCCCGGCTATCATCGTGATTTTTTAGAAGGTAATGCCTGGTCTAAAAGACAAATGTTTCAGTTTCACTTACTTGGCGAAGGATGGTTAAAGAGGGGAAGTTATCGGGGTTTGAATTATGACTTTCCTGAGAAGCCCGTTATATGCCACGCACCTTTTTCTCATTTTATAGCGATAGAATCCAGCAAGTTTGATTTGTGCGAAGATTGGAGCGAAGTATCTTTGCTTGTGGACGAGGATTGGGGACTATCCGCAATGAGAAAAGGACTATGGAATATATGGATTCCAAATATCGTTTATACTCATTGTAGAATTGCAGGGACAAGGGCTGCTCATATTATATCAAAGAAGGCAGGAAAAGTTCACAACTGCTTTCGACAAAAATGGGGATTTACTCATCATCTTCCGAAAAGGAAAGATTTGAAAACTGTAAAAAGGATGTATGGGAATACCAACATAGTGTGGTCTTTTGATAGAGATTCTTTTGATTGGGAATATATTTAATGAAGATAAAGATGTCTTTTATTATGATTGTATTAAACGGACTGCCTTATATAGAGGCTGTTTTGAAGAGCATTTACAAAGCTGCCTACGAAATAATTATAGTGGAAGGGGCCGAGAGGAAATGTATGTTTGCCGCGAATCTCAATGGAAGCTCTAAAGATGGGACTGTTCAATTCATCAAAAAATTCCCGGATTCTAACAAAAAGATAAGATTGATTCAAGGCAGGTGGTACGATAAGTGTGCGATGCAAAATAAAGCAATGGAGTTTGTGAAAGGTAATTACGTATGGCTTGTTGATTCTGATGAAGTGTATAAAAAGGATGAGATAATTCGTATTTTTAATATACTTAGAAATAGGCCGAATGTGTACCAAGTGACTATTCCTATAATTCATTTTTGGAAGGGGTGCGATTACATTTTGGATTCAAAAGAGAAGCCCCGCAACGAAATACAACGTATTTTTAAGATAGTCCATCCTTGTCATTTTACGACGCACAGGCCGCCTTCTTTGCTGATTAAGAAATTTGGGAGATTTGCCCAAGATATAAAAATAATGAGAGCAGATTTCTTAAAAGCTAAGGGTATTTATTGTTACCATTATAGCTACATAACATCAGAGCAAGTTAAACAAAAAGTTGCATTGTATAAAAATTATGGGTGGGAAAAACCTTGGAAGTTGGACTTAAATGATTGGTATAAAAATTGTTTTCTGAAATGGACACCTAAAAACCGGACGTCAATAGAAAGTAAATATAGAATAATTCCTTGTGATAGAAAATCAAAAACAAAACGGTTTACAGGCATTCATCCTGAATCGGTGAAAGGAATAATGAAATGCAAACATTTCAAATAAATCTGATTAAGGCAGTGAAAGAACTAAAGAAACGATTTCCCCATAGGCTTTTGAATTGTTTGGAGACAGGGACAATAAGACGCTTCTCCGACAATCATAATAACACTCTTCATATATCAGAGACGCTTGGCGATAGTGGTTTTTTAGTTTCGGTGGATAAAAGCGAGGATTGCATAAAAGAAAGTAAAAGGGTTTGTCAAAATAGTTCAAATGTTAAATGGGTATTGGGTGATTCCATTAGCTATCTTAGACAAACAAAAGATAAATATCATCTTATCTTTTTGGATACGTCTAATGACAAGGATTTTATATTTGAGGAGTTTAGACTGGCCATTACTAAAATGGTTCCAAACGGCATATTGATAGTGGATGATGCCGGTGTGACTATGAACGGAGAGATAAACCCTCACACCACGAGAGTCAAAGGGCATAAAGTTGTTGCATTTTTGAAGTCCATAGGTTTGACCGGCTTTATTTGTAAGTCCCCCATAGGTACTCAAGTTTGGTTAAATACAACTAAGGTGGCTATCACAAAAATAAGAGAAGGATTGGAGAATGTATAAACCCGAATTGAGATATTCTTTTTGTGCAATGAGATATACCTCTCTCTATTCACAATTGTCCCTTATAAAATACTTGAATGCACTTGGCATAAACCCTTATTTGAGTTGGCAGAAAGATAGACCTCATTCTTCGGACATTATAAGGGCTTCAAAAATTTCTTATCTGCAAAGAAAGTTTGGTGATAACAAAATGGACTTTGACATTGTTTTCGCCGAATCTTCAGGATACTCACGATTTGAAAAAAATTATTTAATAGAGAGTAAAAATAACGGAAAAATTAACATAAAGATTAACAACTCGATTTCAACATATAACCAAATGTCGAATCCACATTACACACCGGACAGGACAAGAGATACTTTAGATGGTATGTATGTTAAGGGACAAAGAACTATTGACCATTTTAAGACCTTTACAGAGGATTTATTTTTCATTAACGGATGTGACCCGGATTGGGATTGGTTTAACACTAATGATTTCAAGATTCAAGTAAGAAAGGTGAAGCAAAAATACGGAAATAAACTACTTATTTTGGGGTCGTCCCTTCTTAGTGAAAAGGAATTTTCTTGGTATGAGAATATTACGAAGCAGGCGGTTAAAAGAGGTTTTCAGGTTGTAGTCCATCTTCATCCGGGGAGGCCCATTCCTAAGTTTTTCAAAGAGTCCCCTATAAGGAATCGTGTTGACAGTACGACGCCCCGATATGTTCTTTTTGCAGCAGCATCTCATATTATAGTAAATCTCTCCAGCAGTATGTCGGCGGAGTGTTTGTATCTTGGTAAAAAGGTTGCTTGTAATTCTCTTGTAACTCATTTCACAGGGTATATGGGCAAGCATTATTGGCTGAAAAACAAGCACGAATGGACAAGAAATATGCTACCGAAGATAGGTAATGCTATGTATGAGGCCGTCCCCAGAGTGTATGATATGAGAGAGTTGGATTCATTTTTAGCATCTAATGAACCTATTATAAATCAGGATGAAGTGGATACTCTTTTCGGTTGGAGAAGATGCCCAAGTTATTGTTCGCATTTATTTGAAGAAGTGGAGACAAAAGCAAATGAATTGTTATCTTTGCGGAAGTGAAAAGCATACCCAAATTGCAGACAGGGTGCGGGATAGAGATGACGTGTCAGTTTTGCGATGTGATGATTGTGGATTGGTTTTTTTATCTTCGTTTGACCACATTACAAAAGATTTCTACGAAGAATCCAAAATACACAAAGGTAAAACGTCTTTGGATTTAGCGGATTGGATAAAGACCTCTCAGGCAGATGATGAAAGAAGATTCAAGACATTCAAGTCATTTATAAAAGGTAAAAGTTTATTAGATTTTGGGGCTGGTAATTGTAACTTTCTTTTCAAGGTGGATAAATTAGCGGGTCGAACAGTAGGCATTGAACCGGAGGCACGTATAAGAACACAGTTATCAAAAAGCCTTGAAAGAGATTCCATTGAAATCTACGAAAATATATCCGAATTGAATTCCGCAAGATTTGACATAATCACGATGTTCCACGTAATAGAGCATTTACCTAATCCTGTGTCTATTATTAAACAACTCAAAAGTCTGTTGACAAAGAACGGTAGAATTATAATAGAGACTCCAAATAGTAATGACGCTTTGATTAGTTTGTATAAGTGCAAGGCTTTTATGGACTCTACATTTTGGAGCTGCCATTTGTTTTTGTATAACGATATGACTTTAGGAGAAGTTTGTAAGCAATCGGGTTTATCACATCACAACATAGGTCAAGTTCAAAGATATCCTTTGACTAATCATTTATACTGGTTGGCCAGGGGAAAATCCAACGGACAAGAGCAATGGTCTTTTCTTCATTCGGATGAACTAAATGATTTGTACATCAAACAATTAAAGTCGCTAAATAGTTGCGATACTTTATTAGGGGTATTTTTCAATGGCAATTAGTCTTCAACATTTCATAATAAGTAGATTCAACTTAGGCTTGTTTGATAAATATGAAGAAAATATCGCTCTTGAGTGGATGAATTATCGGCTTTGGTTGTTTGATTATTTCACGTATCCTTCGGTAGTTTCTCAAACAAATCAGAATTTTGTGTGGATTGTTCTTTTCGATGAAAAGACACCGATGTTATATCGTCGTATTATTAAAAAGTATAGTCGTATATCACCTATTTATAGTAAATCAACGTCAGTCCAAGATTTAGCAATGAAAGTCGTAAAACGATTTATACGTCCCGAAGTTGATTATATCATAACGACAAGGATGGATGTAGATGATATGATAAGTAAGGACTTTATACAAAGAGTTCAATTCGATATGCCAAAGAAAGACAACTTTCAATTAGTATTTCCCCTTGGTTATGTTTTCCGTTTGCAGGACAATGTTTTGATGGAGAGGGAATATCTCTATAACCAGTTTCCTTCTTATATTGAAAAGAACTCTGATAATGTTAAAACCGTTTGGTTTACCCAACATAATTTGTTGCACAAAACAGCCGAATCAAAAGAGGGTGTACGGAATAGAATGTGGTGTTGGGTTCTTCACGATAAAAATTTGTGCCCTGCTTCAGTGCCGAAAAACTATTTACTTCCTAAAGTGAATGTGAATCTTTTACAGGAACAATTTGTTTTCAATTGGAGAAATTATTATGAGCATTTTTGTAATTGCAGAGATAGGAATCAACCATAACGGCGATATAGACATTGCAAAAAAGTTGATAGACTTAGCTGTCGGGGCGGGGTGTGATGCTGTGAAATTTCAAAAGAGGACCGTAAACAAAGTCTATGCCAAAGAGTATTTGGATTCACCCCGTGAAAGCCCTTGGGGAAGTACTCAAAGGGCCCAAAAAGAAGGTCTTGAATTAGGCCAAGATGATTATGAACAAATACACAGTCATTGTGCAAGTAGAAAGATAGAATGGTTTGCGTCCGCGTGGGACGTGAGTAGCCAAATCTTTCTTCGTCAATTTGATTTGAAGCATAATAAAATAGCGTCTGCTATGTTGATACAGGAAGAATTATTAAGGGAGGTATCGGAAGAGAAAAGGCATACTTTTATTTCTACCGGTATGAGTAATTTATCAGATATATCAAGAGTTACAAAAATCTTTCGTATGCACAACTGTCCGTTTGAATTGATGCACTGTGTTTCTGTTTATCCGATGGACCCGGCTGATGCTAATTTGAATTGCATAAATCTCTTGCGAAGAACATATCACTGTGACGTGGGATACAGTGGTCACGAGTCCGGGCTGGCTATTTCTTATGCTGCCGCCGCTTTGGGAATAACAAGTCTAGAAAGGCACATTACTTTAGACAGGGCAATGTACGGTTCGGACCAGGCGGCGTCTGTAAGTCCGGCCGGGCTGTATGAATTAGTGGGGGCCGTGAGAAAAATAGAGAAAGCAATGGGCAACGGTTTGAAAACAATAACAGAACAAGAAAAAATCAACGCTTTAAAACTTAGGAGTCACTTATGAAAAATGAATTTAAGATTTTTTCACACGGTGGTGAAGATGGTATTCTGATGTATCTCTTTTCTAAAGTGGGTACTACCAATCATTGTCTTGTTGAATTTGGGAGTGGTCCAGCCGGACATAATTCGGCGAATCTGATAATCAACCATAAGTGGAATGGTTTGTTGATGGATGCCGTGAAGAAACACGTCAATACAAGTAGAGATTTCTATAATGAGAAATTGAAATTAGAATCTAATAGAGTTCAAATAGTACAGTGTTTTATAACAGCGGAGAACATTGAACAGGTACTTTATGAAAACGGAATACCAAATGAAATTGATTTGTTGACGATTGATGTTGATGGAAATGATTATTGGATATGGAAGGCCATAAAAAATATAAATCCTCGTGTTGTTGTTATTGAATATAATTCCTCAATAAGACCTAATTGGTGTGTTACAACTAAATATGACCCAAAGTTTGATAGACACAGAAAAGGGAATGTTTTTTATCACGGGGCTTCTTTATCTGCTCTTATCAAACTAGGGTTAGAAAAGGGTTATTGTTTTGTTGGTTGTGATTCTGAAGGTTACAATGCTTTTTTTGTTCGGAAAGATGTTGCCAAAGGTAAAATAGAAACCTCCAATATATCAGATTCCTTTCGACCGCACGCAATTCGATTACAAACAGTGCCACTTGAAAAGCAATTTGAAATTACAGATAAATTAGATTTTGAAGAGGTATAACAAATGAAAAACTTATTTTTAGTTCAAGGCAAGGTAGTTTTAATAACAGGTGGGGCCGGTGGAATTGGTTCGGCTTTAGTGAAAGGATTTTTTGAAGCAGGTGCAAAGATATGTGTTTTTGATAGGAGAGAGGATAGTGTTGCAAATTGTTTTTACACGGCTGTTGATTTGTCAAAACCAGCAAACGTAGAAATGGCATTTGACAGATTTATGGAACACTTTGGTCGAATAGACGTGCTTATAAACTGTGCCGGTATTACTACTCCTATTTTTGGGAATAACTTTCCCTTGGACTTGTGGATGGAAGTAATGAAGATAAACCTCGATGCCGTTTTTCTGCTATGTAAACTGACCGGTCTTCAAATGATTAAGCAGAAGATAAAAGGCAGCATCATAAACTTTACCAGTATCAATGCCGCCCAGGCTATGCCAAACAACCCTGCTTACGCTGCGGCTAAAAGTGGAGTGCGGATGCTTACAAAGTCTCTTGCTTACGATTGGGGTAAGTATGGGATTCGAGTCAATAATCTTGGGCCTGGTTATACTGAAACTTCAATGAATCAGAAGAGCCTTGATAATCACTTTGCCTACAAATTAAGGGCTGACAGTACGATGTTAGGGAGATGGGCAGACCCGGAGGAAATGGTGGGGCCTGCCCTGTTCCTGGCTTCTGATGCTTCAAGTTATGTTACAGGTACGGACTTGTGGGTAGATGGGGGCTGGCTTTCTAAGGGGATATTACAATGAAATTCGATGGTATATGTGCCGTCATTCCGGCAAGGTCTGGTTCAAAATCAATTCCAGATAAGAACATCCAGCTATTAGCCGGACTGCCTTTGATAGCTCATTGCATTTCTACTGCAAAATCCGTTCCAGAGATAAATAGAATCATTGTCTCTACGGATTCTAAATTGTACCAAACAATGGCTATAAAGTATGGGGCGGATGTTCCTTTTCTCAGACCTGATTCGATTTCTAAGGATGATAGTTGCGATGCAGAGTGGGTGAATCATTTATTACAATGGTTAATAATGGAAGGAAAAACATTGCCTAAGTATTTGATTCATCTTCGGCCTACGTCACCCTTACGAAAACCTGAGTATGTTAATCGAGCCATCCAATATATCGAACAGCGTCCAGACGCTACGGCCCTACGTTCTGTCGTTGAAATGGCCCAGTCAGCCTACAAACACTTTGAGATAGACGGTGATTACTTGAAGATAGTAGGCTCTGGTTCGTTTAATTTAGATGAGGCCAACCTCCCCCGACATTTCTACACCACAACTTATGACGCGAATGGATACGTTGATATTCTGAAAACGTCACATATTTTAGAAACGGGTAAAATTCACGGGAACAGAGTGTTACCATTCTTGGTTCCCCGAATCACTGATATTGATTCAATGGAAGATTTGGAGTATGCAAGATATGAGGCTGAAAAATGAGTAACTATTTGAAGACGTTGTATTTTAGAAAAGAAAAGGGAGAGAACGACTATCCCCAAAAACTTTGTGACCATCTAATTGAACGATATATTGGACCATCCAATTATAAGAGAAGACTATTGGATGTGGGGAGTGGTAAGGGTAATCATCTTGAGGGATTTGCGAGAAGAGGTTTTTTAGTTCGGGGTTTGGATAACAAGTCTGAATGTGTAAATGCTTCTTGTTATAAAGTTTCACTTTGTGATATAGAGAGAGAGTCCTTCCCTTTTCGGGACAATGAGTTTGATGTTGTATTCTCTAAGTCCGTTCTTGAACACGTATTTAATGCAGATAATTTTCTTTTGGAAGTTCATCGAGTATTAAAAGTTGGTGGGATTGCCGTATTGATGACACCTGATTGGAATACTCAGCACGAGATTTTTTGGGATGACTATACACACGTAAAGGCTTGGACAAGAAAATCACTGCAAAACGCAATGCGAATAAAAGGATTTATAAACGTTGAAAGCATTCTATTTAGACAACTTCCTATACTATGGAAGTATCCTTGGTTAAAAGTTCTTTGTGATATTACCTCTTTATTACCACATTCTTTGAAGTGGAAAGACAAAAAAGAAGAACAGTTTAGGATGTGGATTCGTTTTTCAAAAGAAAAGATGATATTAGCTACTGGAGTCAAAAATGATAAGTAACATCAGACATATAGGAATTGTAGTCAAAGACTTTGAGCGTTCGTTGAGATTTTACAAATTGATTGGATTTGAAGAAAGCCAACGAGGTCAAATGAAAGAACCTTCAGACTATATTGATAAATTGTCGGCTGGAAAAAACATTAAAGTAACTACTATCAAATTAGCTGCTCCTGATAACAGTATGATAGAATTGTTAGACTATGGGGACACTACTAAAGTGGAAAACAGGTCTTTGTTCACAAACGGCATCGCTCATTTTGCTGTGACTGTAAAAGATGTTGAAAAAGTGTATGAGAGATTGGTGCAAGAAGGAATCGAGTTTTTATCTCCGCCTCTTATATCCCCAAACGGATTTGCTAAATTGGCATTTTGCAAAGCACCGGAAGGAACTTTCATTGAAATAGTTCAGGAGTTATAAAATGAAAAACTTTGTTGTCGTGGGCTACTTTACAAGAAATACTTTCTATGAAGACCATACCAAGGTGCTTGTGAAATCTTTGGACAAGTACAAAATACCTTACTACATCGAAGGAATCGAAAGTTTGGGGGACTGGTACAAAAACGTCAATTATCAGCCGACTTTCATATTGAAAATGATGAAGATGTTTCCTTCCAACGATATAGTAAGTATTGATTGTGACGCCGAATTTTTTGGATACCCTGAATTGTTTGAGGAGATAGAAGAAGACATAGCTATTCATTTATTCGACCAAAGCCATATTAACAAAAAATCCACTACATTTGAAGTGCTTAGTGGTACTATATTTTTGAAGAACAACGAGAGGACATATAAGTTAATGAAAAGATGGGAAGAGCTTTGTATAGGCAATGCCGACAAAGGCCGGGGCAATCAAAAGGCGTTAGAGCAAACACTGAATGGTAATTTTTATAACCTGCCGGAATCGTACTGCAAAATATGTAATGCAAGATGTTCTGTTAAATATCCTATTATTGTCCATTATCAGGCAAGCCGTACAATGCGAAGAAATAAAGGCAGACTCGTAAGGAGCAATTCACGGGAAATGTTACCACCTGTTATGAAATTACATTTGAATTGATGCAGGACACACGCTTGGGTCCTTTCCAACAGCTTTCACCGGCTGAACTCAACTTCAAGGTGTGTCCTGCTTTATCTAATCGAATAATGTTCCTGTAAGACTTTCACTTATTTTTTGTTTTATTTCCTTTGTTCTTGTATAAGAGCCTGAGAACATATTGTTATAGCCTAATAATTTTACCACATACCAATTCTTGTACGTGCGTCACCATAATTATTTGCAAATCAAAATCCTCAGCCAATCCTTCCAATAGCATCTTCACATTTTCTCTATATTCTGCCGATACAAATTTGAAAGGCTCATCCATAGCCAGAAAACGTCTTTGCCTGGGCTTTGCCAAGACCAAACAACTTAGACGTAGGGCAAATGCAGCTATATCGACCACGCCCCCACTATCGCTGTTTAACGGATTTTCAATTTCATTACCATCCTTAGTCAATATCAAATTGGCCTCGGTCCGTCCCCGTTTCTTCTCAAAATGAATCTCAAAACCATAATCATCTTCAAAAACAGTCACCAAACATCGGGTGACAACAGCCGCTATTTGATTATGGGCTTGCTGCTGTATTAGTTGGGCGACTTGCTGCACGATGTCTTGGGCCTCTTCAATATGGGCCAAATGGTCTTCGGATTCGATAAGAATGGCCCGCTCATTTTTGAGTTGGGTTTGAGTTGATTTTAGCTCGCCGAGCATTTTATCAACTTTGATTCTTGTGTTAGTTAGGTTCATCTTCTTCCCATTCATTTTCAAAGTTATCCATAGCCTGTTCAAATTTCTTTTTGGCTACGACTAATTCCGCTTCCAATTCTTTGAGCTTCTTTTTAGCCGACGGCAGAGAATCGCACCCAAATTCCTTCTTTAGCCTTGCCATTATTTCTTCCAAAGCACCCTGGGCCTTATCTGCTCGTTGCCTGGCTTTTTCTACTTTCTCTTTGAGTTGTGTATAATGACTTAGTTCATTCATCTTAATTTCCTTTCAATTCACAAATAACCTCTGGCCAACAATAGTTGGGGTCTCCTTCAACAGCCACTACTATCCATTCCTTCTTGTCACTAAGTATCAAGACATCTCCGACTACAGGGTATCGGTTGACAATCACAGTACCTTCGGGTTCCCTAAATCCATCTTGATTGGGAAATTGACACACTACCGGTACATCATACGATATGCTCATTTTCCCATAGCCTCCTGTTTTTCTTTGAGCATTTTGGGATTGTCGTGGATGTTGCCGATGACTTTACATCTTAGAAATTCACACAATAAACGAGTGTCAAATACCGGTCCTGAACAATCTCGGAATTGGATATGCCTCACTCGGAAGGCCCCGTTTTCATATATGACTTCTCCGTCTTCTATATGAATAACGATAAATCTGCGCAATTCAATTATATCTCCACCGTATATCTTCTTGCCGTTCTTGTCTTCGACTCCGGTATATTGACCGACTGTTTCAGGGATGACTTCAATAAGTCCACACAATCTTTTTTTGGAATCAATGCCCGTAAATTCATAACCTTGTTTTGCAATCCAAACTCCGTCTCGCATAGTAATTAAATTACCGTACACCCACTCGTCGTTGTCTTTGCGTTTGCCTCTGAATTCTATTTCTCTCATTTTCCCATAGCCTCCAATATAACTTTTTGGATTTCTAAATCTACCTTGTTTGTTTCAAAGTATTGTTTTATAGCATCGGAAAAATCCAAAGCCGATTTTCCCAGCTTTTCTAATTCCTGCATAAATGCCGTGGTGTCTAATTGATGTGTTTGTTTGCCTTTGGATGATTCTAAATACTTGTCTTTTGATATGTCGAGGTAATGTCTTTTGATTTCGCCCGATTCCAATAGTAATCCAATTTGGGGTTGATAATCGGCTTCATCTGATTTTCGCCTCATCATTGCACCACAATTGAAAATTGAAGTACGGCCTGCCTGTGTTAAAAAACCTTTGTGATTATCACCGTAAACAATTATATCATAACCATAGTAAAAGTTCTCATCATCTCTCTCGTCTGTTTTCAATCGTTTTTCTTGTGGTGCGTTGGGATAACAATAATTAGGAATCCAAATATAATCGTGAACTACGGCTATATGTATTTTACCATCGTCCATCGCAGGTATAGATGACAATGAGAATCCAAAGGGGAATCCGTGAAGAATCAAATTATTTGTTTGTATAGGTTTATTAGGAAACAAAGGAGTAATAGTACCAGCTTTTACTAATGTCCAAAATGCACTTCGCTTAATATCTTCAAACTGATGAAGGGCCAAGTCGTGTTGTCCGGGAATGGCATACATTGATTCAGGAAGACTTTCAATAGCAAAATTGATTAGTTCAGGCGGGCTGTTCCATCGGTCAAAAATGTCCCCGGCAGCTATTACGGGACAATTATTTTCAGTAGCTATTCTATTTATCTCATCCAAAGGTCTCTTCATAGCCTCAAACCAATCCGGCTCGGCAGAGCGCCATACCGGGGGATTCAAACTGAAATGAGAATCAGCTACGAATATGGCTATAACTTTTTCATCGGAGCCCCGCATAGTGGACATTTGTCTCCAACGGCTTTGTTGAATTTCATTTTGGATTGTTTTAATTCGACCTCTGCTTGACATCGACATTCCTTTCTATCGGCAAGACTTTCTATTCTTAATTCCAATTCATATATCTGCTCTTTTATATCGTCTGTATATTCTTTGGCTTTTTTCACGCGGGCTAAAGAAGGTGGTTTGGCTTTTTTCCTTGCCTTATATGTTTTGGCTGATTTTATCAAATCTGATAATGTTTGAACGTCTGCACTGATTTTGAGGGATAAATCGCCCGCAGACATAGCTATTCCGCCGACAGACGCTTGATTTGAGGCGATTTTACAGGCCTGGGTATAGTTTTCCCCTAATTTAAGTGTTTCACGCCTTATATCGCAAATACGGGCTTTTCCCAGATAATCGATTTGAAGGGATTCCACTTGTTCTAAATCAGTATTTATTCTTTTAACCCACTGGAGTTTTTCCTTCTGTTCGGAAAGATTATCAACTCTGCTTTGGACCACTTCGATTGTGGAGCGGGCCTTTCGCAATTGGGCTGCGATGGTTGCTTGTGTCTTGTCTATAATATCTAAATTTACAATAGCATTCAATTCACGGGACACTTCACCGGCAGTTAGCGAAAACCAAAACGGCGGTTCGTGCTGGCCTAAAGTATTAACACCTTGAAAATTGATATCTGAAAGATTTAAGATTTGAGTTATCTTTTTTGGGACATCAGTACCAAATGCCTCAAACACTTTCTTTCCGAGCTTATATGTATTGATACTTTTGCTGCGTGTTCTTGTAATTTTAGTTTTATCAACAGTCAATCGAACAGAAGACTTGTCAGCATCCCAATGGATATAGGAATCCCCGGTGGGTTTGTTTCGGGCCACCCAACGCAATGCCCGGAGAATCCAGGACTTGCCTAAGAAACTTTTACCCACAATGCAAGTGATGGGCTGATTGCAGTCTATATCGATTCTCTCGTTAGCACCGAAATTTTTGATTTGCAGTTTTTCTATCATTGAAATCTCTAATAATCCTTTCTTCGTCTGGCAACGTGTCTGTTCATTGTACTCGTAGATATTCCGAGAAGCCTTGCCGCTTTTGTCAGATTGCCGTTTGTATAAGCAAGGGCAATAGTGATTTTTTGGTCAAACTGTTCCGGCGTTTCTCTTTGTAAAAGAATTTCAAGAGTTTTGGTTATGTTGTCTTTTGTTTTTGTCACGTTTTTTCTTTTTCCTTCGTTTGATTTTTGGTTTTAACAATTCCCATTTAATTCCCAGTCGAACCAAATCAGACGAACCATATAAAATCTTCCTGATTCGATTTTCTATCTCAATCTTTTTTACGGCATATTGGGCAAATTCCAAATTGTCGAATTGTCCGTGCCTGGATATAATTTCACAGCGAGTCCATTGATTAAGTAGGCTATAGATTTTTTGTGCTTCAGACTTTTTCAACCTCTTCTCATTTCTCTTTTTGGTAAAAATGGCCCATTTTTATATATCTTTACCCATCTTTTATCCATACTTTTGATATATTTGGGGTGGACTTTGGTTAAGAAATTTCTCAAAGTAGTAACGACAAAGGTATGTTTATTGATTGAGTTCACGATGGTAGAGGATACTAATAAGGCACACTTCATATTATACAAAATTTTGTGAATTTGAACAGGAAAACATATTAACGTTTCCCTTCGATTTCTCTTTGTAATGAGTAGCCAAGAGAAAGCCTCTGCATTATGGCAATCGGTTTGGGCCTGCTCAATAAATTTTTCATACATTTGGATTTTGTGATTGGGTGTGCGGTCTAATAAATCAGCATAACTATATTTGGAATAGCCTGTTTTGATTTCAATGGTGCATAAATCAATTAGTGGTTGGCCGATGGGGTCGATAGCCTGCACATCTCCATATTGGCCAAAGGTAGTTTGATTCTTTTTGCTGCGGGTTTTAGCCCTGGCTCCACTGCCCGACGTTCTCCAAAATACATCATCCCTTTCATTTTCTGTCCACCATAGACTTAGTAATTTACAGATATGTCTTTCAAACGATGAACCTTTTGCACTTCCTTTTGTCATTTCTTTTTCCTCGATTGTTCTTTTACCGCTATATGGACTCCAATATCAGGTAGGTAATATAATTTTTCATTTGGATGTGTTTTAATTTTTGTTGTACGCCATTCCATTATATCCTTTAGTCTAAGTTTTTTATTATCCGTTACTTTTTTAGCTTCGGCTAAGATTGCACTTTCTAATGTTCGTATACTCATTTCTTAATCTCCTTTTCCCTTGTATAAAAGGGCATTCTATCTCGGATAGACCTCATACCTAATAGTTTAGTGACCTGTCGCCATCCCTCTTCTGATAACTCATCATCTTGTAGTCTGAATCGATGAGTACCTTCCATTGGCAGCTTTATCAGCTTTCGATTTCTTGCATATAGTGGAAAAGAGGCAGATGTCGCAATTTTTTTGAATGTTTTTGTATGTTTATCTAACTCTCCTGTTAAGTATTTGATAGCTGTTTTCTCTCCCACACCGGGCACTCCGGGTACTTCATCAGTGGAACATCCAGCGATTATTTTTACTACGGCCCATTCTTTCGGAAGAATATCATATCTCTTTTTGAATCCTTGCAATGTAAGCGTTTTATTTGTTTGGGGATTATAACAGGACACATTTGAACGAATACATTGATATAAATCTTGGTCGGATGTTACAATAATGGCTTCATCATTATCATCTATATGCAAACAAATGGATGCTATTATATCATCACTCTCATAACCTTTTTGCCAAAAGATATTACGAAAGCCTATGGTACGAAGATACATTGTGCGTAATCTTTTCATCTGGTTTCGGAACGCATTTTCAAATTCTTTTTCTTCCGGTGCCCATTCTTTATGCCGCATCCTTCGGGATTTTTTGTAATCAGAAAAAATTTCCTCTCGTTTACTACTCGTACTGTCCCAACAAAATACAAAATGTGATGTATCTTTGAAGAAATTTCCCATATTTTGTAATGAGGGAAGACTTCTTAGGAATCCATAAATGACTCCAGTAGGCGTTCCCCCATACGACAATCCGCCTATGGAATGTTTTGCCCGGTGGCAAAGATAATTGCAATCGAGTATTAACCAGGTCTTATTCATTTTTTCTCAATTCCTTATCTATCAAATCAAACACATTTAAGTCATTTATCTTTTCAAAATCGCTTGGGATAGAAGTATATGAAAAGTCGGATGTTGTTATATCCCAATATATAGGCGATTTTTTATGATGCAAAACTCCGATGCCAAAGACTTGAGCATCTGATTTGAATTTTATTACATCACCTGGTCTAAGATTTTGGTTTTCACTCATATTTCCGTTTTCTTTTAATAGAACACGCTTCGTCGATTTCATTCCACACATCGCTAACAATATCTTTCAGGTCTTTTTCCAAACCTTCTTTTTCGATAAACTTAATGAACTTTTTTCTGGTTCCTTTGAATTCAAATTCCGGGGCCCGTATCTTTTCCCCGGATTTCCTCCAGTGCTTTTCATCCAACAGGTAATCAACGCAACTACCTATGTCGTCAATTCCAAAGGAATAGTATATGGGCATTTCAACAGACCGTTGCCTACCAGTGAGGCGATTTCGTTTGACCTGGACTTTGCATAGCGTGCCTAATTGTCGGTTTTTGCTTCTAACGGTCCTCTTGATTGATTTTTTAACGCTTGACCAAATAACAATACAAGCATAAAAAGCCAGAGAGTGCCCACCACTACGAGTCTTTTTTGCAAAACCAAATCCCAAGTTATCCCTTGTTTGGCTAATGACAATTAAAATAGAACCAGACTTGCGAAGATAAGTAAGTAGTTGGCGGATACTTTGGGAGTTTATTTTGGCCTTGCCATCACCATAAGAGCCAACAGCCTTTCGCCCCTTACGATATGCTGTTTTATGCTCATCAAATTTTTCACCTTCGTAATCACTGCTCAACGCATCCATCGAATCTAATATATATATGAAAGGTCTTTTCATTTTAACAGCGTCATCAACGTGATAATAAAATTCTTCGATGGTATCAGAATACAGCTTTCCTATGCTGGGTGGTTCTATCCGAGATGCAACAGCCTTACCAAAAAACTTTTCTATATCCATCAATGCACCATCTTCGGCATTATCAAATATGAAACGATAATCTTTGAAATTGGGATTGATAGATGCTTCGGCCAAACAAGTCAAAGACAGAAATGTCTTTCCCGAATCGGTATCACCTACAAGATAATAATAGTGTCCTTTTTTGAAACCACGATTCGGCTTTCCTGTACAAGCCAAATTCAACAAAGTCGAACCGGTGGACAAAAAATCCTTTGCAGATACTTTACGCTTCTGCTTTTTCTTGCGTAATGCTTTTTTGAGGTCTTCGGTTTTCATAACCAAAATTTCCACCATTTAGATTTTCGTCTTTTTGCATAAAATCCAATGCACTGAAAATTTCTGTTAAATGAATGTGGCACGCTCTAATTTCAATGTTTGCATTTTTCCAACGATAATAACTTGTTGCCTCAGATTCTTGAAATTCTTGACATTGCTTACAACTCATTTTCTTACAATCCTTTCAAAAAATGGGGCGGGCAGGATTTTTACCTGGTTCCGGGGGAGCATCCGTAATAGCTGTGTTGGCCTTTATCCAACTCTCGCCACTTCGCTTAGCACACGATTCGCCAGCGTTTCACACACACCGCCGCCCCGTCTTTACTTGTCAAAAATGTAGTGGAATATGGGGGTCAAACAAAAGAGGCTACCATCTCTACAATAAACAATCTCATATCCCACTACGATTAAACTCCCTATTTTTTACCTTTCTTTTTCGACTTGGATTTCGACTTGGATTTTGGTTTCTTTGATTTTGATTTGGATTTCGGTTTCTTTGACTTAGGTTTTGATTTCGACTTTGATTTGGATTTCGACTTGGATTTTGGTTTCTTTACTTCATCTTCTTCCTCATTCCCCCAGTCCTCATCTTCGTCATCATCTTCGTCATCATCATCTTCATCATCATCTTCATCATCTTCATCATCATCGTCATCATCATCGTCGTCTCCCTCTTCATCTTCATCCCCCCAATCTTCATCATCGTCATCATCATCGTTGTCTTTATCTGGGACGGCATCTTCAAAATCTTCATCATCATCGTTATTGTCTTCGTCGTCTTCGTCGTTATCCTCATCTTCTGTTTGCAAAAAGATGGCTTTCAATTCTTTATAAGGTAGAATCTTTACCACTTCATCCAAACAATTCGACTTGTCGAGCATATCTTCGTCATAATCCTCTCTGCGGGGTTTGAAAATGATGTTGATGACCTCGTAATAAGTGTTACCGGAGAATCGTTTTTCCTCAACAGCACACTTCAAAGTCATACCACCTTCCAAATCGGCAAAGGCTTCGTAATCATCATCTTCATCAGCATTATCACGTAATGCATCCAAAGCCTTACCGAAAAGCCAGAATGATATGTCCCAAATCTGAACGCCTTTGTCACGGTCTTTGGTATCTACAATATTAAACAGTTGCCGTTCCTTCGGTGCTAAATCTTTGATAAGGTCTTCATCCGCCTCGGGGTCTTTCATAAGTTTAGTCCGATGTTCACAAATTGGACATTTCTTATCGGCAGTCCGTCGAGGGCATACATAATTGTTTTGCTCAGGGCCTATCCCCCGATGAACGAAGAATGTTCTTTCCCAATGCAATTCACCTTCATCAGCATACGGATTCCCTTTTCCTACTTTATAAGGGATAATATCGATGCGAATAGGCCTGTCACTCTTGAGTCCGAAAAGATTCACACCTTCGGGCACATCCAATGATGTCCTGTCAAATCCACTTTTGTGTTCCTCAGAACGTCTTTTAGCTGCTTTTCTTGAACTGCGAGTTGCTCTTTGTTTCTTTTTTCTTTTCGACATAATTAGTTTACTCCTTATCATTATTGTTGTTGTCCTGTTGATTTTGACTTTTTATATTGCCATATAAATCCTTTCCTCTAAAGAATCCCAAGGTGGCCGACCTTACCCATAAATACACCACAATGGGGGTAGTTATTATTCCTAATACAATCCAAAATAATATATCAAGCATCACGTTTCCTTCGTTTTCCCCGGCGAGACTTAATTTTCTTGGCTTCTTCTATTACGTCTTTAGAATTGCCTTTCGCTATCGGAGTCGAAAAATAGTTTTGGCCGTGAAGTTGGACTAGATTCTCCAACGCTTTCTTGCGATGGTCTAATGCCGTGACAGCAGCTTGGAGAACATCGACACGGTGCTTCTTCATTTGAATTTCATCCGATGCCGCAGTATGGTTTTCACAAGCGATGATGGTTTTGCTTATCATAGTTTCGGTTGTCTTTTGAGGCAAGCCATATTCTTCTGGATTAGCTCTAATAGCCTTGTCTAATTCGGCGTCGGTCAAATCCAACTCACTTTTTGCTTGCTCGAAATCTCGGCGGGCTTCGGCTAACGCTTCGGCGGTAGTAAAGAACATTCGCGGTTGTCTTAACCATTCCACATCCAATTGATTCATATCAATATCGAAAAATTCTGGTGTTACTTTCATTCTTAATCCTTTCCAATAAACCTTTTCTTATTATTATCAAATTAACTCAGTGCTTCCTGCCATTAAAAATTAACCACTCCCAACAATAACCTCATAACACGCCGCACAAAGCCCTGCGTGCTTACTATCGTAAAAATTATCACGGAAAGCATCTATAATAAGGAATGCTTTGGCTGCCAATTTCCCACCTTTGAGGATTTCTGTTTTTGCACAAGCCAGCACCAACCATCTGATTTGCTCTGCATCTTCGCCCATAGTTTCTCGAAGAATCTTGGCCATTTGGGACCAAGTTGTTTTCGGTTTGTATAATAAGGCTCGGACTATTTCAAATGCTTGTGTTTCGGCACTCGCTGTTATGATAGCATTTAACATTTCCTTTTTGTTTTTTAGCTCAATAACTTTGTGTAAAAATACCAGTGCCTTCCTTGCCGAGCCTTCGCTGCATTCAACTATTTTTTTGACTACATCAGAAGGGAATCCAGTTAGACCTTCCTTTATACAAACAGACTTTATCAATTCAATCAGGTCTTTGTCCTTCAATGGTTTGACTGATATTTCAGTGCATCGATTGCGAATTGTTTTGAGTAGTTTTTCTGGATTGGTTGTGGCTAAAAAGAAATAGATATGATTTGGTGTGTCCTCTAACATTTTGAGTAAGGCGTGTTGAGCATCCGATGTTAATTTATGGCATTCGTCGATTAACCATACACGGCATTTACCTTTCAATGGTGCAGATTGTATCCGCACTCGTATTTTACGCACCTCGTCTATGCCCCGAAAGTCAGCCGTGTTTAATTCAGTGAAATCGAATTTATGGCATTTCAATTTACGCCTCATTATCCGGGCGAGTGTAGTCTTGCCGCAGCCGGATGGCCCTGAAAAAAGTATTGTATGGGGGATGGTTTCTGATTTTATCATTCGAGCCAATATCGTAACCGAATTTGATTGGCCGAAGATTTCGTCTAAGATTTTGGGTCGATATTTCTTGTACAATTCTTTGCTCATAATTTCCCTTTGAACAATGAAGGATTTCTTTTTTCAGTTTTGATACGCCTTCTTGCAATTTGGCAGTATTCTTTATCAATCTCTATTCCAATCCACTTTCGACCTTCTCTCTCTGCGGCAATACAAGTGGACCCACTACCTACAAATGGGTCCAATATAATATCACTCTCTTTAGAAAAATCACGGATAATAGCAGCCATTAGCCGGATGGGTTTTTGTGTTGGGTGAAAGCGGGGTTTGTTGGGGTTGTCATTATTTATAGGCCCGCCGTGCATCACTCTGTATATTTTGTAATATCCGGTGTCCTTACTTATCCACGCTAATTCAAATGGACCGCCAATTGCATAATCCGCAATCTTTTTCACACGCTTGTCCCAACATAGCCATCTTCCATAAAAAGGAATCTGTCGCCAAAAATCTTGCATTCCGAATATAATTTTTAACTCAGGCCGTCTGATTAGAAATGACAAATCCATTGTTGCATCGTCACCTTGCATTTTTTCCTCTTTTTTTCTTTTGGACGAGTCCCTTGTATTTTATCATACTGAATTCCGTAGGGTGGGTCGGTAATGATAACCATATTTTTACATTCATCAGGAAAGGTTTTTATCACATCCCGACAATCTCCACAGATTATTTTACCGATTGGCAATTTCATATTTTATTCGCTTTCAATTCTTCTAATAAATCAATTGCCTTTTGTAGTTTGGGGCTGTACTCACTGCAAACATCCTCATCCAATGTCCCTTTTTGTTCATTGTATTTGTGTTTCATATCCATCATCATCCATTCCAATGATTCAATGGTTCTGAGACGTTGCTGATTAAGTTTATCGAAATATTCATTGAGAACACGTTCCGAACAACGGTGATTAAAACCAAAGAACAATCTTCCTTTACAATAGCGACACTTTAATTCTTTACTCATATCTCCACACCAATTTTCTCATACCAATTACCATCCACCGGACTCATCTCACATTCAACTACCAATGGTACAATAATCCATTTCCAGTGCTTTCTAATGTCCTCATAAATAACTTGTTTCACAATATCCAGATAATCCTTCATTTCGTCTTTATGAACATCGCTAACGATGCTGTCGTGAATCTGTCCGATAATGAAGGATTTCATTTTATATTTATTTAGGATTCTTTGAATCTTAATCAAACACCATAACAACCAGTGAAAGGCCGAGCCTTGGATACCATAATTTATGACTTGTTTTCTATTGAGAACACTTTCAATTCTGAATCCTGTTAATGTATCGAAATAGCCCAATTTCAAATACTTATTATACCAGTCTTTTTTCCATTGATTATAAACTCTGAATCGTCTGTTCCAGAAATCGTATTCGACCTCTTTAATATGCTTCTCGAAGGTTCCCTCCCTTGGTTCCTTATCCGGGTCACAGTCACCTAATTCATAAATACCCTTTGTTTCTAAATGTGAATATAAATCGCAGCCGGTATCTTCAACCTTGAGATTCATTGTCTTAATAGCACCCCATAAATCAGGGGCACGTGTTATGTACCAATCACCATAAAATTCGGCAAAGACAAATCTGTTTTTTCCACAATCCCGAATACCCCAGGTGACTTGGCCCTTTTTAACTTTATAGCATTGGGCCCCCATATCCCTGTGTAAATCCAATTTTGGATTCTGTATGTATTTAATCATTGCTGGGTCTTTATGATAACAAGTCGCAGAGCAAATCTCAGCACCTTTGAAATCAATCTCAATAAGGCGGTGATTTTTACGAGATATAAAAGCCCTTCGCACTAATTTTTTAATTTGGGGGTCTTTCATTGGGATATTAGTAAAATTAGGATGGTCGCTACTCCCACGATAGGAACGTACTAAGTGTAATGGGAAATTTGGGTGTACAAAACCATCGATTGTTTCCCGCAAAATTCCTTTGAGATAAGTGCTGCGGGTTTTTTTCAGTCTTTCCAGAAGCAGATATTTATTGATAAAAGGTTCTTTTATACTTTTCAAAGCGGCTTCATCAGCTTTTGCCCTTCCTGTTTTTTTGGTAAAAGTTGAAGGGTCATATCCCATCGTCTCAAATAATACATTCCCCAACTGGGTCCGGGAACCGAATGTAAATCTATCTCGATAACGGCGCCTCCAAACTTTGTATATTTTATTTTGCTTTAACAATTCCTCAATTTTGAGAATCCGATGAGAGACAGATTTTATTTGTCGATGCAGATAGTCCGTGTCTATACGAATGCCGTTGGATGAAACTTGGGCCAAGGCAATACTACCATTGTGAAAAAGTTTATATGCTTGGTCTGTAATAGGTTTCAATTATTTATCCTGTGATTTTTGTTTTGATTTATAATGTTTTTGTGTTCATTTCATTGACACAGGCATAACAACATATTTGATATTATATTGAAATGTTTCACATTCCATTAGTATATGTGTATGTGGAGAATCACCATAAAAAGTCCAGCTATTATATTTATTGAGTATTTTGAGGACGTTTTCAAATCTCCAAATATTTATTTTTGTTTGGCTTTTAATCATATAGGTAAGTATATCACTGAGTAAAGATATGATACTGGTCCCTAACAATTTCGGTTTTGTGGATATAAATTGTACACAGTCTGGAAATATAAATTCTTCTTTATCTATTTTCAAAAAAGTGTCTCCAACAATATCGTAAAGACCTTGTTGTATATTTGATAATAGTAATCTGTTGTCTTTGATGGGTGTGACCACAAGTAAAGAACACCTATTAGTTGTGATAATTTCCCCCTTTTCGGTTACACGGGCAACATCTAAAGATTGTTCCATATAATGCGAATTAGGGCCTCCTTTTGTGAGGGATAATGCTCTTGCCAAAGATTTATCAATTGTGAATCTTATCAATGGTTTTGGTTTAACTGTTTCTGTCTTTTTCTTAGATGTTTTCACCTTTGTTTTTGTCTTTTTCTTACTTGTTTTTGTCTTTGTTTTGTTCTTGGCTTTCATTTATAATCTCCTTGAGAGAATCAATTATTTTTTCGGCCCTGTTATCAATTTCTTTAGGATAACAGTCCGGGTTTGTACAAGGTTCCACACCTAATACAATACTATCAAGACCTTTATAAACCCTTGATTGATTTTCAATTCCTGCTTACAACTGCTACACACCACTACAATTCTCATTTTTGTATTCTTAATAGTTTCATCTGTTTCATAGCCAATTTGTAGGTCAGCAAACTATCCATCCCATTACGCAGCAATAAATCTTTCCAATCCAATTCGTGAATTCGATTGAACTTATCTTTACTTGGTTTCAAATATGGCTCGGTTACATCTTTGAATTTTGCAGCACCTAAGTTAACGAAGGATTGGAATTTCAAACTACATATATCCTGACGATTATCTAACCTATGTGTGGCTATCATTGAATCGAAAAACCAGTTTCTAACCGGATGTCCCAATATAGCTCTGGTCCAACGCTCTTCAAATTGTAAATTGAATCCGATTTTAGGCACTGGCGACTTTAATAATTTACTGGTGGCTTCTATCGCATTACCTTGAAAAGGGTATGCAAAAGTTTTTTTACCTTTCCAACAGATTGAGCACGATACTATTTCAGGGCCTTCCCCATCAGGTTTCAAACAATTTGTCTCGTAGTCAAAAGCAATAGCACCCTTTTTATTCATCAGTTCAATTATCAATTTCGCAGCTTGTGATGGGCGTGAAATGATTTCGACTTGTTTTTCATAATCAGGTACGGTATTCCAAGGTCTTTTTAGACTCTTTCCCAAGGCAAGTTTCAAATGCTTCTTAAAGTGAAGTGCTAACACGTTGTTCCTTGATTGCCTTAATAAATACGAAGGATGCCAAGTGGGAATTATCCAGCAATTGTATTTATGTGAAGGGATAGACCACCCTATCCATCGACTTATTGGGAATCCGGTGCTGTCAGTCCACATCGAGCCTATTAGAGATTTTGTAGCGATTCCACCCAATAATATGATAACACGCGGTTTAATCTCATCAATTGTTTTCAAGAGATTTGGTCGGCACGCTTCAATAATTTTGTTCTCAGGGGTTTCATTATGGGGTGGTCTGCAAATAATTGCATTGGTTTTCCAACAATCCCGGTCCAAATTCACGTCTAACTTACGGAGTATTCTTCGTAGATATTGTCCGGCCTTACCTATCAGTTGTTCATTATATTTATCTTCCTCTTGGCCTGGTGCTTCGGCCACTACCAATATATTCTTTTTGCCTTTGCCTGTGACTGGCATTTTGGGACTTTTGCAATTTTTATAAAGACCACACAATCCACATAACGGTAATTTCGATGTGGGTTTTGTTCCTTGGAAATCGGATTGTGAAAAAAATCCTTTAGGCATAATTTTTCTTTATATTTTTATACTTCAAACGATGTCCACAAATACAATAAATTATTTGCCGGCGATTACAAATCAGCCAAGTTTTGCCACAGGCATTACAAATACCAACCCATTTTGGTTCTATCAAATCTCGATTCATATATGTACTGTTCTTATTTTGCAAATCGGATTGTGAAAAAAATCCTTCTTTAGTCATTTTTTTCTCTTTCTGGATGTTTTTTTATCGAAAAGTGTGCCTTTTTTCTTGTGTGGTTGTAATCTTCGCTTAGCATACTTTATATATTTTGGGTTGATTTCGGTGGCGAGCCAATTCCGTTTGAGTTTTTTGGCGACGTAACCTGTCGTATTGGTCCCGGCGAAGGGGTCATAGACTACGGCGGGGACCGGTTCTCCGGCGTTGCACGTGCAAGTGGGTCGCCAGCCGAGGGTCTTACTTATAATATCATCTCGCCCAACGCCGGGATGTGTACCATATCCAGCGTTTATACCATCATATTTCTCGCCCTTCTGTCTGGGTTTTTGGCCTTTATTTATCTCTATCACCCTGGCCCAGGGCATCCCGCACTTCGGGCAGTTGCCCTTCTCACTGGTCCCGGCCTTTACACAGGGCTCTACTAATTTCTCCGGGAAGGTGGCGTAATGGCTTACGCTCGTTGCCTGAGTCTGTATGCACCAAACGTTTCTCAAATTGCGTCCGGAAGGATTGTAAGATTGAGTATTTGGGCCCCAGGCTTCTATACTTAAAGCATCCCCCCTTCCTTCTACTTTCTTGGCTGCTTCGACTCTTAGCCTCAATTTATCCGGCGATGTCACCAGCTCCTCTCTCACCGCCTCTGCATCGCAATAGTATGTCTTGGATTTACTAAACTCAAATAGCATTTCGTACGCGCTCGTCGGTCGCCAGGAACCCTTTCGCAGGACGTAGCCGCCGTTGGCCCGGCACTTATCGCAGCCGGGGCAGTCTTGCCATTGTGCTTGAGCTTTGAGTACTCCTCCACTATTAGGCGCTCTGGAATAGCCGCCCGGTGTTTGACTTGGGTGCGGAATATCACCCCAACCACTTTTCACCTTCACCCGACACCGCTCCCACCACCAGTCCTTTAGACTCTCCGGCATACAGGAGCCGACATAACTATTGCCCTCATCAATTATTTTTGTTCTTTTACGTCCCCATAAATCGGTCCGGATTTTCTTTATTTGTTTTTTACCACAATCGTGAAACGACCACGATTTGCACCAAATTATCGCCGAGCGGAGATACCAGCCGTCTTTTTGGAGAGCAAAGGCCACTCGCCACGGCAGGCCGATGAGGTCGCCGGGTTTTAGGCCGGAAGGGATTTTCGCTGGGATTCCTTCGGCTGTGAAACTTCGGTTTGCCCGATCTCCTGTAACACCTTGTTCGCCCGATGTTGAGCTTGTCGCATAAGCATCCCCAACATTCAGCCACAGCGTGCCCCAGTCCTTCAAGACCTTCCGGACTTCGCGGAATATCTCGACCGTCGTGGCAATATACTCCTCCAACGTCGGCTCGATGCCGTATCGCGGTCGCAAGGCCCCGCAATCAGTGCATATCTGATATATCTCATCTTGGTCGGCCCAGTCGTGGATGGGCTTGCCATTTTTGTTGTGTTTTTTGTGGGGCAGTTTTAAATCGCCACCCCACCAATAACTCCGCAGCCCCCAATACGGTATTGATGTCACCACCATATCCACACAGCCGTCCGGCCAACAGCTCATAGCCTCTACGCAGTCGGAGCAGATTATTTTGTTTATCGGCAATCTCAATTGATTTTTCCCAAGACAGTGATATACTCGAATTTATCAAAAGTAATTTTCAAACGATTTTTAGCCACTTGACAATCATTATATTTTTGGACCAATTGACTCAATAATCCCGGCTCAATAGTGAATTTGAGTGGCTTGCCTTCGTATTTTATTTGCTTTTTCTCTTTGAACCAGCCGGAAGCACCCGTACCTTTGATTTCCAATTTGTTGGTTTCTATACTGATGGCAACTCGGTTATCGTCGGTATTTTCTTCGGAGAATACTGCTGCCTTTTCCGAGGCTTCTTTCAACCCTTTTGGTAAAGATAAATTCCTGCCCTTCACTTCCAGTATAGAACCTATCTCAGGATAATCTTCAACAAATTTCCGGCACGATATAATCAGACCTTGTTTGTTACGAAAGTGAATCCAGGATTCCGTCGAGCTAAAATCTGTCATATTTGCGGAAATGATATAAGTCAATGAATCTTTACGCGCCAGTATTGATTTTTCAAAAGGTAATTTTGTTGTGTAACGGGCGGCTTGATAATTGTTGCACGCCTCTATCCATTCAGGGTGTAAATGAATGCAAGTCCTTGCAAATTCCGATTCATTGGTTCCGGCACAGGATTGCACTAAACTTATTGCATCAGAAAAGTCATTTGGCAGTTTTTGCCACTCTTTAGGTTCATCAACTGCTTCAATTGGTAACAAAATGTTTTCATCCATACGAATACCGGCACGGCGATTTTTGCCCTTAATCAGCAGTATGCTTTTCTCCACGCTCACACCAATTATATCTTCTTTCATTTTGTTTAACAGATTCAAGAGAGGGATAGCGTGTACAGCACCTTCAATACTTCTTAGTGAAGGCAGTAATTTTTGTGAACAGGATATTTCATCGTTGTATGTGTAGACCATTCCTTTTTGAAATATGATGCAAGATGATTGTTCGATTAATTCTCTGGGCGACAATCCCGGACGCACGGACTCTAATTGATTAAGGAAATCTTCTCGTTTGACTTTCATAATTTTGGTTCCTTATCGAAAAGTGATAACTTCTTTTTACGGACTTTCTTTCCAAATTTCTCTGTTTTGGCCTTGGCTTTGGCTCTTTTTTTGGCACGCTCTTTCTTTTTTGCTTCCTTTTTGGCTTTGTTCTTGACACGCTTCTTTTTACGGACCTTCTTTTCAACTTTCTCTGTTTTAGCAGATACTTCTCTTTTCTTAGCTTCTTTAACAGCATTAGCCCGTTTCTTATCGGCAGCAGCATCGTCAGGGTCGAATACCCTAATTGATTTACCGGCTTTCAATTCTGCCAGAATCTTCTTGACCCTCATTTTGACCTTCGCATCTTTGATAGTGATATCTTCTATTGAATCAGGAAGATTCTTTATTTTTGATGTGAGTTTTTGTACGCTCCATTTATGCGATGTTTTGAATCCGAGCGACTTGAACAATGACCTGGCTGACTTTAACTTAATATCTATTTTTTATCCTTTCCAATTTTTGTTTTGTGTTTTGACTTTTTCACCATCCTATATATTAGTTTCTTTGCATTCTATTCTTTAACAATTGAAATTCATTTTTGATCTCATCCAAACGATTATACCATCGAGTGTTCTGGGCCACGGCTAGAATCAATTTGAATTCTTTGTTGTCAGATACCATATCTTCAACAAAATCTTGTACTGTTCTTTCTATCATTGTTGCTCCATTCTCAAAGGCGGGGACGAGGCAATCCGTTGCAACCTCTTTTGGCTCGGCAACCCGGAACTTCACAACGCTCGGTAGCCGCTCGCCCCATTACATTCACTTGTCCCATTCGTATAAAAATGTATTCCCGTGGGTATAGGTTATCTTGCAATTTTCTTTCCTTTCTCTGTGCATAGCCCGGTGTTGGGAGATACCAAGATAATGGAACCATCTCTTGCATCTGTGGCAATAGCAATTTTTTCCGTGGTCCATTTCTTACCTTTTCAATTGAAATCATCACTTGTCAAAATTCTTCTTAGCTTTCCTCTAAATCGTTTTCAAGCTCCTCAAGAACTTCTTCTTTGCTTTCAAAACCGCCCGTGATGTATTTGTTCAACAAGCGTGTTGCCTCCCAGTATAGTTCTGTTCGTGCTTCATCTTCGTTCATTTTCATTACTCCTTTTCAATTGAAATCATCACTTGTCAAAATCGAGTAACTTTGTTGCTTCTCTAAAAGTAAGCTCTCGGCCCAGTATCTTAATGGCCTTCTTGCGAAACGACTCAACCTTCTTCAATACTTTGATAGTCTCACAATCATTGTCAACATGCTGCTTATGGGCCTTGTCCGCTTCTTCTTGAGAAGCCCCTTTGAACATCTTGCCGCAAGCTCGGCAACTTACCCGATATATGGTTATTTGCTCGCTCATTTCAAACGCCCCGTCTATTCACTTGTCAAAAACATTTCTACTTATATTATCAAATTAATTCAATGCTTCCTGCCAACTTTTTTTGAAAGAATCAAAAATAACTTACAACAGCCGGATTTGCCAATGATAAGCAGGTGGCCAGATACACACACTTATATACAGGGCAAGTGCCGTCCCGTAACACAATCCAGTTCAGCCGAAGAATACCTCTTTGTTTTTCTTTAGGTGTTTGATTTATCCCAATCATCCCTGTAATGTGGGCCGTTTTACGTTTGTCCTCAGAAAAGTTTCGTATATCAATTGTTTTCCGCGAATACGAAGATGAATCGCTTTGAGTTGCGGTGACAAGCAGACAATGATATTTCTGGGACAATCTTCTCATTTGTTTCCAAGTTTCGTTTATACAGTCTCTCCCTTCAAGATGAGGGTAGCTCATATCTAATATATCCGCATAATCAATAACAATAACGTCGGGAATCCAATTCATCCTTTCCCAATCCTGGAGTATGGATTCAATGTTAGATATTCTAAGCGTTGAATTCGGATGCCACAATAATCGAAAATATGTTTGTTTACTCTTGATTTTGGTTCTCATTGTTTTAGTACAGGCTTTTAATGCCCTTCGCCAAGTCAATTTCTTTTCAAATTCCTTTCTCTTATATTTTACCAGGGCCTTCCCTTTTTCATTACGCTCTATTCCCACAGGCCATTTTACAACACCTGGTTTTAATGGATGGCGTGATATACGAGCCATAAATCTTCTCATTACTTGCCTCTTTGACATATCACCTGCCTCAAAAAATGCAACACGCTTCCGTTGCAACATCCCCCGGTATGCCAAGTCCCAAAGTAGAAAGCTCTTGCCTCTTTTTTCAGGTCCCAGAAATGTAATGAATCCCTCCCGCTCTAAAGCATCCCCAAAAAATTCCCCCAAACCGCCCGGATATTTTATAAGTGATTTTCTCTCGTAAGTAAGTGCCTCTTTAATTGCTTCGGTGTCCTGTAAAATGTCAATCCCTTCCCCAATACCTAATTCAACACGATTAAAATTAGTGATACTTAATCCGGCTTTCTCGGATTTGCCGATATCTATATCGGATTGTACCGAGTCAATAAGACCTTCTATTTTGACTTCGTTGAAATAGCGTCCCGCTAAATCAATAATGTACTCTGTGTTTATACTACCTTTCAATTCCTTATATTCGCTGTTAAGACTTGACAGGAATTTGGATACTAAAGAAATCATATCTTCACTGCCGGACTCGGCAGCCCACGTTTCAAAAAGACTTTCAATATGACTCATCGGGGCCTTCTCGTAATGCAGATAATACTGTACGCACCAATCCCCGACAAGATTAGCCCAACGGCTCCGAAACATCCCACCAACATTCCATCGACTGCTTATCCGGCCCAACACTATTGAGTCCACTATCATACCCGTCAGCACTCGTCGCTCATCCTGGTTGTTTCGTCGTTGAATTCTCAATTTACTAAGATTTCGTCAATTAAGTGGTTAGACCGTCGCATAGACACCCTAAATTTCGCACGAGGATGGCCCTTAAATCGAATTTGGTGGCCGATACGTAGTTTTATAGGGGTATCGGACCAAAATCGCTTAGAAACGATTTCAGACATTCCATTCACCCTCCTCAAGTGACGGGTCGTAATCATTATAAATATCCCCCTCATACCTTTTACGTTCTCTCTCGGATTTTTGGCGGTCTTTCGATGATTCAATTTGGAGAAACTTATCCCTAAAAGATTTGGCGGAATATGCTTCGGGTACATAATCTTCTCCAAAGTGCTTGATATACCAAATTAAGACTTTTTTAATCCGGGATTTTTTAATACCGTCATCAATTCTGAGCTTCTTGAATGTGGTTATCCAATTGGCTAAATTTATTTTTCTAAATACCTTTCTTCTGGTTTGGAGTAATTCTATTAGTTTTTGGCAGCACTTTTTATCAAAGGATTGGCGATTGTTTATTTGTTGTTTTCCACCAAAATCAATCAAGAGCACATCGTCGCGTCCTTGCGATGCGACAGTTAACTTATCTTTCTTAGTATAAGGACTATACGTAGTATAGGACTTATTACACCCTATAAGACTTTCCACACTGTGGGAACTCTGCGTTTTTATAAGACTTTCCACACTGTGGGAACTCTGCTTTTTACCAGTATGACTTCGTATAGGGTGGGATTGGTGTTTATTGACTTTAATATAGTGTCCAATAATCTTGTTACCGGCCTTTATTTTTATGTCTTCTATTAGGCCCAATAATCTTAGATGATTTTTGCATTGACGGATTTTGTTTTGAGATACGTGAAGTGCATTTGCAGCGAATTTAGTAGTACATTTGGGTCGGGAGGTTTCTTGATAGTTAGCTTGATGACAATAGAAGCGATATAACGCAAGGGTGATAGGGATAATATGGGAGGAAGGTTTGTCAGGACAATCCAAATTTAGAATTAATGATTCAGCAAAATTATCGTTGTCATTTTCATTTTTTTGTTTCGACATTTTTTTCTTTCAAAACAAAACCGCCCGTCACTATGAACCCCAGCTAAAAGTTCGTGACGGGCGGTTTGAATCGCCTTGTATTGCTGGGTTTCGTATTTACTTTTGGGCTATTATATTGGCATTTAATGGTAGGTCAACTAAAAAATAAAATTTTTATTCTAAGATTTTTTCCCGAAGGTATTTGACTTGTTTGAGATTCATTTCGGCAGAATCTTTTACACCATCATCCAATTGGATATTGAAAGTTTCGCCGGGGAATACCGACAAGTTGTTGCACAACTTGATTGCACGTTTTTGGGCATCCGGCTCGTTATCGAAGCAAACACCACGAATCGGATATTTGAGCATTTTTTCTATCTGAGATTGTGATACCCCGGTGCTGAATGTTGCGACTGCTCCCGGACCAATTCTCCAAGCGTCGAATGGGCCTTCTACAATTATGATAGCGTGACGTGCGAAGTCTTCTCCATATAACAGCGATTTATGGGGAATGCTTTCTTCAACTTCTGATGCTGAAATATATCGTGGACGACTCTTTTCGGATATTGTACGGGTCGTCCACGAGACAGTTTTGGAATGATATATGATAGGAATGAAAATACGCCAGGATAGACGGCTTGCAACTCCGATACCTTTTATTCCCCAGGCTTTTTCCAATTTTGATGAGTAGAATCTTCTTTTATGAAGATAATTTCGGTGCGGCCTGGCTAATGGTTTCACTCCTTTGGGTATTCGTAATTTGCCTTGAGGTCTTTCTTTTGGTGGAGGCGGTGAATCCAAATTGGTGAGGGCCTTTTTAACAGTTTTGAAAGGTAAATGGCTACATTCCATTAAAGTTGAAATCAATGGATGGGAACCACATTTCCAGCAATTTAGAAAATTTCCTTCTAATGAATATCCTAAATGCCATTTATTTGAATCACGTCCGCAGTAGGGGCAATCTATTTGTATCCATCCGGGTCTGCAATGATGATGACCCGATGTGCGATATTGTATATTGAGTTGATTTAGAATATCGATAAATTTCATTTTTTTATCTCCTCTCGCATCATTTCCTCTATTTTTCCTGTCATAGTTTTTCCTATTTTACTACAATGTGCTTTGAAAAGACGTTTGACCTCTGCCGAGAGATTGGTTATATAGAGAGTTGCTTTTGGTTTTCTTCTATCTTGTTTCATTTTAATCTCTTTCGTAGCATCCGTTCCAATTCGTTATAGACGCTTAATTGATTGACGTTTTCATTTCCATCGAGCGTGCTTGATACAATGTTTTGTTTGTGTTGGATTATTTTGCAGAGCTTTTCCTCGATGGTCCCCTTTGTTATTAGATAATAGATAATAACCGATTCTTTCTGCCCTATACGATGGATACGGTCCTCAGCTTGTATGAGATTTCCCGGGACCCAGTCTAATTCTATAAAGGCTAATGTATGAGATGCTGTAAGTGTAATTCCGTGCCCTGCCGCGTGAATGTTACCTATAAATAAACGTATATTGGGGTTATGTTGGAAATTGTAAATAGCTTGCTGCCTTTTTCTGTCTGATGTCCTCCCGTCTATCACTACGGATTTTGGGAATTGATTGTGAATGCGTTCGATGATTTTTCTGTGTATTGCGAATATAACGAGTTTTTTATTGGTGTTGTCCAAAAAATCTTTGACCCATCTCAAAACCAATTTCATTTTCATCCTTGCCGCGAGTCTTTTTAGATAACCCATTTGAACTAATCGCTCCGCTCTTTTAGCTCGGTTGGCTTTTGTGATAGATTGTTTGGTGAGCCAGTTTATGAAATCATTTTCAGCATCACGATATGTCTTTAGATGTTTTGTTTTCATTGGGATGACTGAGCGGATTTTGTCAGGCAGTTCTTGCAGCACTTTTTTTTTCAAACGCCTTATCATCATTGATTCTGAAAGTTTTCGGTGCAATTCTTTTAGATTGTTTGCACCTTTGTATTCCCATCCCCAGGGCCGCCTTGTAGGTTTGCAGTATTGAAAAGCGTATGTGATAAAATTTGGATATAGGTCCGGCCTGATTATATTGAGGATATTCCATAATTCAGATGGTCGGTTGGTAAGTGGTGTTCCGCTCATAGCTATTATGTAGGGAATCGACCGGGAAAGTCTTTTTGTGATTCGGCTTCGTAAAGCGCCTCGTGTCTTGGTAAAATGGCATTCATCGATGATTAACGTCTTGGGTTTTATTGATTTTATGTAGCCTTCCCAATACTGTAAAATGTCATAATTCAGGATAGTTAATCGCCGTGTTTTTGTTAATTGAGATTTAGGTGGTTTTGTTCCGTGCAATATACTGCTATGAATACCTAAATGATTAAGGGCCTCACTTTTCCAGAGCCATTTCAGAGTTGCCGGACAGATAACTATTGCAGGAAAGTTTTTTGATTCGTGGAGCCATTGAAGCCCTTCTAAAGTTTTACCGAGTCCCATCTCATCAGCCAATAGTACTCGTCCGTTAAGCTGATGAATCCTTTTGACGGCCTGTTTTTGATATTGGTAAAGCTCAGTTGATTGCATTGCTTATTTTATTGAAGGACTTTTGTATTTGCCTTCTGCTCCAACCTAATGATGTTAGGTGACGTTTTATCCCGGCTTTGAAATGTCTTGATGATGTTCCTTTGGTTAATATGGATTCTTGGATTTGTGAAGGTATATCGAATACTAAATCAAGAATCATTTTAGCGTCATTATCTAAGCCGTCCATCAAATCAGTCATTATATTTGATGGATAAATGGATTCAATGAAGTCCCTTTCTGGAATTTTGGCTTGCTTGATGGTCCTCACAATGTAGTTGATGAGACTTTTGGAAATGAAAGTCGTAAGCCACGTTGATAGCTTCGCTCTTTTGTCGTATTTTTTCAAGGCTATCATAAACAACAGATTGGCTTCGGCCATTAGCTCATCCCATTCCCAGTTGTACCGGTGGTGATAGTCCCATACAATTCCCGCTATTAGAGATTGCATTTCGTGATAAATTTTGGTTGATTGTTTTCGGTTGGTTCTCATTCTTTTTAATCCTTTCCAACATTTTGTTTCGACTTTATAAATATAAGGTTTATAAAGTTGGAGGTCAAATCAAAAATTTATTTTTTTATTGTCTTCAAAGCGTCAAACAATTTCTCCAGATTTGAGGATGTCATTTGACTTTTGCCTTGGATGAAATTGTAAATGGTTTGTTGGTTTAATCCTACCAGCCGCGATAGTTGTGGAATACTGATTCCTTTCTGGGCGATAAGAATTTTGATTTGATATCTGAAATCTGTATTGTTCATTATACATCCTTTCAAAATAAATAGGTTAATTAGTTAAAGCCCCGTGCCGGAGTCGGACCGGCGGGCCGGTCGGGGTCATAATCAATTTATTTAATCCAGTTATAGTTAAGTGCTATTTCAATACAGGAAATTTGGGCGTTTTTATTGGCAATTGGCATTGTGGCCCACCAACAATCACCGTTTTCTTGAATTCGGGAATAAATAGATTCTTGTGGTGCATTCGTCTCTTTTGCTTTAGCTAATTCTTGGTTAATAAAATATGGGTAAGACCCCATCATAAGACACCAAGCTCTTAGCATAGGGTAATCCTTCAAGACTCGATATTTTTCCCCATCAATTGTAATTGTAATGTTTTTCGGATTTACTTTTGTCTTCATCATTCTACTCCTAAAAAGATTGTCAACGTTAGAGTCCTTGAAGCACTTGCGTTAGCTGGCCTGCGCTTACTTGTCTGTTTGCTCCGAAGGACAAACCGGAATAGTTCTTGCTGTTCTTCGCCGTGCGATAGATAATGGGACTATCAGGAAAGTATCGCACGTCGCTAATAGAAATGTACCATACTTGCGCATTTTTACCTTCAACAAACACATCCCAATAATAGTGGCCAATAGAGAATTTGAGGACCTTGCAGCTTCTTTTAATGTATTTTCGACATTCTCTTGCCCAATGTTTGAAGCCTTCCGAGGTCTCCCGGCCGCAGTCTTCAATATCGCGCCGAGAGTCGAGCAAGCTGCCCAACATATCTGTTCCGGATGTTCGTTGCGTTTTCATAATCACATACTCCTAAAAAAGTTATCAATTCGTTACAAGGCCCTTCTCGGCTTTGTATTCTGCACTTGTCATTTCCCAAGGCTCTTTCATTATTCTGTCCTTTGAAATAAATAGGTTGATATTGTTTTGGGTTTTTACATTCCAGCAGCAGCAAGGTTTACTCCGGCCCTTTGAAGTTGTTTAACCTTTTCATTCTCTTTGTCTTTTGTAATTCTTGCCTTTGCTGCTATTATGATGCTTTTGGCTGTGCGGGAATTAGTTAAGCTAAATGATTTGCTAATTGCTTTGCCGGACCGAATAGCTCCTGATTTGCCCAGCCAATATGTTGCTCCTTTGGGTGATAGAAATTGGCGGTACTTGCGAGACTTGGACGGGATAACTTCTTTACATCCCTTTTGCAATAGATATGTTGCGTATATTTCTTGCCTTGTCATTGTTCTACTCCTTCTTGGTTTGATGCTGCCATTTTCTTTTCGTAATATCTGACTTTTGTCCGGTACTTTTTGACAAAGGTTTTAGCCCGGCTCAATTTGTGTTCCCATTCATCGAGTTTTTTGTGGGCTTTGGCTGTCCGCACTTCTACGATGTTGGGTTTGGGTTTTGGTGGTTTGGATACTTTTAGAGGTATTGGGCAATTTAAATCATTAGGCAACCACGAGGTATTGATGCTCCACCAATCTATCATGTCCTTGTGGTGTAATCCTAAATTATGCCCTACCTCGTGGATATAAATTTGAACGAGAGTTGAGCTGTGTGGTCCGTATTTGCCTGGCGGTAAATAAATCGTTACAAATCCTGAGTTGTACCAAGCCTTGCCGTGAATACCAGCGCGCCAAGTTTTCTCTACCATCACCACCCGGCCCTTGCCTTCTGTCCCTTCGTGTTTTTCACAGACCATAAATAGCCTACGGAGGAATTGAGTATTATAATCAGTTTTGTTTTTGATTTTCATTGTTCTATTCCTAAAAAGGTTACCTCTTTTCCTACATTACGGACAAGTTTTTAGCATTCTGGAGCAAGGCTATATAGACCTCAGTCTTTTGGTAGGTCAATATGCCATCCCATTGCCGGGCTACCAGGGTGCTCAGGCCGAAGCGTTATCGTTACTGCTTTCCCTTCTGCAAGCCGTTTGTATAATTCGCGCTTTGCTGCCGTGCAGTATTCACAGCCTCGAACTTGCTCAAATTTGATGTGACTTTTCATTGTTCTACTCCTAAAAAGGTCATTGATTAGTTAAAGCCCCGTGCCGGAGTCGGACCGGCGGGCCG